GAACTATCCAGAGTATCATTTTCAGAAGAAAACTTATTTAGCAGTACCAGAAATTAGTGAAGGAGCATGCGTTGGTTGTGCTTTCTACAACAAATTGGATTGCTCAAAGTATCCAGAACGTATAGCATTGTGTAGACAAGGTAACATTTTCAAGAGGAAATTGCAACATATAGACGATTAATACGTTTAATAAAGAAAATTTTATTTTATGGAAGATAAAGTACTTAAGACAGTAGTAGATAGCATTAAATATTCATTTAAGAAAGATATACTAGTAAAACCATTGCCTGTTACTAAGGTTACTGTAGAATATACAGAACAGATACCTACTGGTGAAAAAGATGAAGAAGGTTTCAACAAGTATGAAACTAAAAATCACACTAAAGAAGTAGATTCAGAATTTTCAAGAGGTATTGTTATATCTTTACCTACTAGCAAGGCAATAAATGAAGCTAACGATATAGACATTAAGCTTGGCGATACTATAGTTTATGTATCTAAATTTGCCAAGAATTTTGATCTATTCAAAGACTCGCAACTGGTTAAACCATACGATGTAATTGCAGTTGAGTCTGCTGAAAAAAAGTAATTATTTAAGAGTGCCCGTGCGAGCTTAGTCGTCGCATCTGCACTATAAAAATTTGTTCATATCTTTACATTCTAAATACTCAGGGTTAAAAGCTCTGAGTATTTTTATATAGTATGCTTACTTAATAAATGTTAAATATTATAACCATTTACATATACTGCGTTATATAAGCATATGGTAACAATGATTATGATACTAATTATAACCGTAGTAAGTATTATTTCATGCATACATTGTAGAAATATAGGTTATAACAAAGGTTATTCAGACGGTTATGAAGAATGTAAAAAGAATTTTGAAAAGATAGAAAGATATAAAAGATCTATGAGTTCAAAGTTCTTAGAAAAATTTAAATATTAATAATATGAAACAGTATAAAGTTATTAAAGAATTTGGTTGTGCCAAAAAAGGAGATATTTTCAATGAAACATCTGAAGGATACTTTGAAATGGATAGCACATCTGAGTGCGTTGATGTGTATAGCAATCGTAATATGTGTGTCAGCTCCGATATTATTAACACACTATTGGATGCAAAGTTTGTTGAAGAATTTAACTCAGAAACGAAAGAAGAAGAATTTGCAAAAGATAAACTAACTAGTATTAGTAACTTTATCTATGAAGCTAAAGAACAGTATAAGAAAGATCATGATAGTTTGATTGATGAATATAACGAAGGTAACTTACCAGCTTGTGTAAAAGTAGAAGCTGATACTGTTTACTTTAATATGAACAAGATACTAACTAAAATTGAGGAACTAATAAATGAATAAACTAGTTAAGGAATGTAAGAAGAAAGATCTATATTCTGAATTCTTAAAGTCCTTAAATGGTATTATTCAACTGCCAGACAGGGAGTTGCAATTGCTTACTACTTTAGTAGATTTATAGATAAACAAGCAAAAACTCCCTGGTACTAGTGAAAGCGTGATTAGTACTGAGAATAGAAAATACATTACTCATACTTTAGGTATTACTCCTGATAACTTAAGTAGGTATTTAAGTAAATTCAAAGAGCAAGGACTTCTAGTAAAAGGGAAAATAGATAATGAATGGTTAGTAAATAAAATACTTATACCTGAAATAATTAAAGATAGAGTGCAGATAACTATTATACTTAAAGTAAACAATGAAGAATAATACAACACATATACTATATCCAGATGGTCTTATTGTAAAGATAACCTATCATAGTTGGTTTAAGTCTATAATAGACCTAATAAAGAATCGACCAGATTTTGATATGGATTGTTATATTCCAGTTATACCATATAGTAAATCAGAGAAATCAAAATTATATGAACTGCTTAGAAGAAATATTAACTTAGATTTTAACGATATTATGGTATTGGTTAATAGTATAAGACCTAACTCTATTCAAAACTCTCAATTAGATTGTAATCCTAACTATGTCAATACAACAAAGAAAAAAGATATCGATCTACTCAGAACTAGCAAACAAGTATAATCTACCGTACCCAGTAATAGAAGTTATATGTAATAGTCCTTTCAAATTTGCTAAACAGATTATAGCTGACGATACTGATAAAAAAGACATAATGTTTGCTTACTTATTTAAACTGAAACTAAAAAAATTATACAAATGCAAAGATACGCAGAAATTGTAGAACAAAGTAGAAGTAAAAAAGGAACAATAACTTACAGGTTAAAAATCATTGATGAAGACGAGAGTCATTTCTTACTCGAAGATGGAGAAGGACCAGTATGGTTTTTAAAGCAACAAGTAAATAAAGTAATAATTAAAGACGATGAAACTGATAGAAAGTAAAGTAGAGCTATTAATACAAGGTAACGGTATAGAAGGAGTTTATAAGCAAATAGAGTTAGCTGGTCGTACTTGTTATAAATCTGAAGATAAAATTACTTCTGCTTCAGCTAAAGAGTTTACAGATAGAATGATTAAATCAGGTCATGGAGCTATGCTTGAACATGGTACTATTTATCTTACTATTGCTAGGACAGCTGCGAACATTGGAGACCCTATATTCTATGTTAGGAATAAATACTCTAAAGTAAATGAGGATGAGATATTTTACTTCATAACTACTAATATGCGTGTACTAGTAGAGAATAACAGACTAGATGATTTACAATATCAAGTAAAACCTACAAAATTTCATGAGAAACGGATTACTGTTAAGTTTATATGTGATAGAGGAGTAAGTCATGAATTTGTAAGACATCGTGTATTTAGTTTTGCTCAAGAAAGCACTCGTTACTGTAACTATAGTAAGGATAAATTTAATAACGAGCTTACTTTTATTAAACCTACTTGGCTAGATATACCTACTGGTGATTATACTTATTGGGACGGAGACTGGTGCGATATCGATAATATGAAAATTCAATTACCATCAGATGGTGGCATAACAGACAACTTCTTATGGTGTTTAAAGAATGCAGATAGTCAATATCGATTGCTAATCAATAAAGGCTTAAAACCTCAAGAAGCTCGTCAAATACTACCAAATGCAACTAAGACTGAATTAGTAATGACAGGCTTTGTAAGTGATTGGGTACACTTCTTAGAACTGAGATGTAGTAAAGCAGCCCACCCAGATGCTCAGAAGTTAGCTAATGAATTAAAAGAACTAATGCACAAGTAATATGCACATATTTATAGAAGAATGTCTAGCACCACTATATAGACTACAATCTCTTAAAGAGATATATTTTGATCCTGTATTAATGAATGACATGTTGCTATTTATAGCGATGCAAGATAATAGACTATTAAAAGTATGAAAATAGATAAATACGAATGCAGCTTTCCTGGTAATTTATGGGTAGTAATATTAGATTATAATGAACCATTGGGTAAAATAGTAAACAAGTTCAACTTCTATAAAATGGATGGTAAATTTAATCAATTTAATGAGGAAATAGAAACAGGTTTACTAGAAGACAGACGTAGAGCTATAGCTGGTTGTTATCCAGTAATGGAAAAAAGTAGCGGAGACTTAGGTATACTTTGTTTAGTATTTATGATAGACCTAATGGATGCTAATACTATTGCACATGAATCAGTACATATAGCTGATTACTATTATGAAGTTGGTGGGATATACTCAGAATCATTCTCAGATGGAAACGAATCTTACGCTTACTTAGTAGGTTGGTCAGCAGGCAATATATCTAAAACAGTAATAGACTATGAAAGAAGAAGAGATAAAAAGCAACAAGAACGTATCTAAAAAGAACGACTTTAAAGACAATAAACTTAGATGGGACTTACTTCCATTACCTGAAATAGAAGATATTGTTGCTGTATACACAGCAGGGTCTAAGAAATATGGAGACAATAACTGGCAGAATTTGCCTAACGGTTTACAAAGATATAAAGCTGCATTACTTAGACATTTACTTTGTTATGAAAAAGGAGAAGAGTTCGATGAAGAAACTGGTTGCAGACATCTCGCTCAAGTAGCATGGAATGCTATAGCTATGCTTTGGATAAGTAAGTATAAAACTTTCAAAAAAGCTACTCCTGAAATGTTAGTTAAAGCTTTAGATGAACGAATAAAAGAAAAGGTAGATAGCTGCAATAGCATACTTGATGAAATTGAAAGTAAAGAAACAAAGAAATAAATAATATGGAACAGTTAAAATTTAAGAAATTAGATTATTCAGTAAAGAAGGAAGACGGAACAGAAGAGATTAAAAAGTCTGAAGGTAAGTTACCCACTAGAGCTACAGCAGGAGATGCAGGATTAGATTTGTATGCTACTCGTATGACACAAGAAGTAGACAATAGTGGTAAATTAGTATTAGTATATCACACAGATATTGCCGTAGAGATTCCTGAAGGATATGTAGGTTTACTTTGTATGAAGTCTTCAGTATCTAATAGATCTATTACTTTAGCAAACTCTGTTGGCGTAATTGACTCTGGTTATAGAGGAGAGTTAATGGCTAAATTTAAAGTAACAACAGATGCTGTTCCAACTGTTTACTCTGTAGGTGAAGCTTTTGCTCAATTATTAATAGTACCTTGTAGTATCTTAGAACCAGTATTTGTAGAAGAACTTAGTGAAACAGAAAGAGATACGAAAGGATTTGGAGAAGCAGATAAAGTAGAAATAAAATAATAGAGTTATGGATTTATATATTTGTAAAAATGCAAGAAGTATAATTGCTATCGATGATAATAAACAAGCAACAGAGTATCACATGCAAGATGTTAGTAGAGGTACATTCATCAGAGAAGATTGTAATGTGATTATTGATGGTAAAACTATAAAGGCTAATAAAGGAGACTTAATTATTGGTATGTATTCACCTAAAAATAGATTCGATATAGAGTTTTTTGTTATTCCTGGAACTTACTTTGGTAATTTATTAGAAACAATTATTGCAGAAGAAACCGGAAGAAAAAACGAAAAATGTGAATGTAAAGGTTGTTGTGATCCTTGCGAATGTTTTAATTAAATATGCTACATTTCTTTGATATAGTTGGTGGTGAAGTAGTAGTACATGCTGATTTATGGGCACTACCACCATTTGAAAAACTATGGAATTTAGATAAAGACCCTACTAAAGCTCATGCTAATAAGGTAGTAAAGTTTATCATACTATGCGATTACTGGAATAGTCCATATGTAAAGAGTATTAGTAGCACTGAGCTTAGAGAAAAGAAGTTAAAAGAAAGAATATTTAAAGATGAAAATTACTGTCTTACTTTAGAGGAATAGATAAGTAGAGATGAATATAAAGAGCTTATTAATACTAGAAATCTCAAGATGCTGACTTCTATTATGAATAAATTAGATACTATTAGTAATTACTATGAATCTTCTTTAGAGGAAGAACTAGATGAAACTAAGATAGGTAAATTATTAGCGGGATTTGAGAAAGTAAAAGGTACGATGCAAACTATAGATTTTCTAGAAAAGTCTGTTAAAGCAGAAGAGCTTGATAATACTAAAGTTAAAGGTAATTCTCAAATTAATCCATACGAGTTGGTAAAAAAAGTACAGTAACTAGCAACATAAAAAATAAAGTTACGTTTTACAGAAAAAATAAAGAAACTATGAAAAAGAAGAAATTTTATACCAAGAAAGAAGAAGTTTATTTAGATTTGACAAATCCTAATCAGACAGTTGGTGAAGCTATTGCACAATCAAATGCTGAAAGAAATGCTATCAGAGAAGCTGTTTGTGAAATTATAGAAGAAAAGATAGTTGAGAAACCAATAAAAAAATCTAAATGGTATACTAAGTTTTGGAATAGATTAAAGAACTTATTTTAAAATATATGTCTAACGGGGATAGACATTAAACATTCCCCGGCACTCTCCTGTGATGTAAAGGTAACATATTGAGCTCTAACCTCAAAATTGTCCGTTCGAGTCGAGACCAGGAGGACTAATAAAAAATAATTTAATGTTACTATCACAAATATGATAGACTTCTAGAAAAAAATATTAAATAGCAATAAGTTTAGACAAGCCTGTATTCAATTTTAGAATACAGGCTCTTATTGTTCATATCCTTCAGGAACATCTGAATACTATCAATTCTGGGATGAAGAAATGAACAGATGCATTAATGGTTATACTGCTGATGATGGGGACTATATCACAGGGTATAACTATTTTTATATAAACTATTGTCCTATACAAAGAATAGTACATACAGTAAAGAAGTTACCAGATGGTACTACTAAAGTAATAAAAACTAGATCATTATAGTTTCCAGACTTTTATGACTATGACTATTACTTTTTCTTAGCAATGGCAGAAGCTGAAGAAAAAGGTAAACATATGTGCGTACTTAAATCACGTCGTAAAGGATACTCTTATAAGAATGCAGCAATGGCATGTCGCAACTATTACTTGATACCTAATAGTAAGACTTACATATACGCTTCAAATAAACAATACCTAACTGAAGATGGTATACTTACTAAAGCGTGGGATTATATGGACTTTATAGATAAAAATACTGCTTGGGGTAAGAAGAGATCTGTGAATACATCAATGCGTAAAAGAGCAGGTTTCTTTACTAAAGATGAGTTTGGTAATGAAATAGAAATGGGTTATAAGTCTGAAATAATCGGAGTATCTCTAAAAGACAATCCAGATGCAACTCGTGGTAAAGCTGGTAAACTTATTATATTTGAAGAAGCTGGGTCTTTTCCAGAATTAGGAGCTGCATGGTAGATTGCTAGACCTTCTGTAGAACAAGATGGTATAGCATTCGGAACAATGGTAGCATTCGGATGTGTGTGCGCTGGTACTAAAGTATGGACAGCTAACGGTAAATGCGTATCCATTGAAGAACTAAATCCTAAAGATGGTATAATGGGGTGGGATACATATTAGGCTTATCCTCAAAATATATCTAATGTAAATCCTCCAGCAAAAAAACCGTGTTTAAGAATAACTACTAATACTGGTAGAACACTAGAATGTAGCACAGATCACCCTTTGTTATGGTCTACTCCAGGTAAAACAAAAAGAGTACCTGGAAAAAGGAAAGGGAATGAACGCATGAAATCATGGTTATGGCACAAAGCTGAACTATGTAAAGTGGGAGATCAGGTTGGAGTTATTGATGAAGTACCTTATTTTGGTGACAAGAAAATGTGGGAACCAAGATTAGTAGGATGGTTAATAGGAGATGGTAGTTATGGTAATAATAAGACACCAATACTTAGTAATTGCGATGAATATATAAACAATTATATACTTGAGAACTTTGATACTAAAGTAGAAAAATCTTATCTTACTAAAGATAATAAATTATACTGTGAAACTAGGATCAAGGGTATATGTAAGAATTTAAGAGAACTAGGTATATATGGGCAAACTAGAAGTAATAAAACATTACCTATTAACATAGATGATTATGATTTTGAAAGCTTATCAGAATTAATAGGAGGACTATACGATACAGATGGCTATATTAGAGTAGACAAAGATGGGAGAGTGAGAGTAATACTTACTCAAGCTTATGATACTTTATTAAAACAGCTTCAGATATTGTTAATTAAATTTGGTATAAGCAGTTCTATTCGTTATATAAAATATAAAAATGAAAGAGTTCATATATCAAACGGGAAAACTATTAGATCTAAGAATGGGGAGTACAGATTAGAAATAAACGATATTACAAGTGTGTGTAAGTTTGCTGATAGAATTCCTCTAACAGTTCAATACAAGTAGTCAGCTTTAGATATGATATTACTATTTTCTTAGAAACACATAAATAAGTATAATAAGTATCTATGCGGGATTCACGCTGAAAGAATAGTAAGTATAGAAGATATAGGACTACAAACAATCTACAATCTTACTGCAAAAGAACAAAATAATTACATAGCTAATGGTATAGTAACTCATAACACTGGCGGTGATCCTGGTAGTAGCTTTGAAGCTCTTAGAGACATGTTCTATAATCCAGACGGATACAATTGTTTATCGTTTGAAAATATATGGGATAGTGCAGTAAGTAATACTAAATGTGGATTCTTTATTCCTCAATATACTAATCTAGATATACGTAATGAAGATGGTAAAAGAATATATATGGATGATGATGGTAACACTAATGTTAAGCTGTCTCTACAATATATACTTGACGAACGTAAAATAGTAATACAAAATGCTACTAGTTCTGTTGCTGTCGATAGATATGTTGCTGAAAGATGTATTACTCCTTAGGAAGCGTGTTTGGAATTTAACGGTAATATATTCCCTAAAAAAGAACTTCAAGAATAGCTTGGTTTAATACGTACAAATAAAGCACTGTAGAACCATAAACAAGTTGGAGATCTTATATTTGATCAGTCTGGGTAGTTGAAATGGATACCTAAGAAACTTGGTGATATTACTAAATATCCTTTAGGTAAGGACGATGACCCAAAAGGTGCAATAGTGATATGGGAACATCCAGTTAAAGATGCCCCTTCAGGATTATATATAATAGGAGTAGACCCTTATGATCATGATTAGTCTGGTACAAACTCTTTAGGCTCATCTATAGTATATAAGAGATTTTAGAATTTTGAATCTTACTATGACATTATAGTAGCTGAATATACTGGTAGACCTACAACAGCTGAGGAATACTATGAGAATTTACGTAAACTAGCTATTTACTATAATGCTAGAATAATGTATGAAAATGAGCGTAAGGGTTTATTCCCTTATTTTACAGCAAAGCATTGTGATTACTTATTAGCAGATTAGCCTGATATAATAAACGATATAGTAGGTAATTCTAAAGTACAACGCAAAAAAGGCTGTCACATGAATAAACAAATAAAACAGTGGGGCGAAGGAATGATTAAAGACTGGTTAAATGAAGAGTATGCACCAGGAAAGAAAAATTTAACTAGGATACTATCTGAACCATTGTTAGAGGAGCTAATAAGCTATAATGATACTGGAAATTTTGATAGAGTGATGGCATTAATGCAAGTAATGATATACAAAGAACAATTATATAACGTTGTTGTAAAACAGAAAGAAAAAGAGAATAAAACCAAGCTGTTATTTGATGGACCAATTTTTGCGCAGAGTTGGTTTCAAGACGACAAACCAAATATCAGTAATGACGATAATGTATATACATTTTAACTATGAAGAATTTAAAATCAATGCCGATTTAGAAACTCTCTATGTTCAAAAAGAATAAGGAGTGGAGGCAAGCTTGTGTAGACTATATCATAGGCGCTAGTGATTCTGGCTAGGGTAATTTAAATAGAGATAGATCTGACGAAATGTAGACTTACTATGATTTGTACAATAGTATATACAATGAGAAAGATCTAAAGTATGTTACTAATCCATTTAAACAAGATGATGGATTTCCTGCTACAGCTTAGGACTATAATATAATAAAGCCATACATAGATTAGCTACTAGGAGAAGAAACTAAAAGACCGTTTAATTTCTATATAGCTAGAACTAGTGATGATGCTGCTAGTGAACTTCAAGAAAAAATGAAACAAATGCTAATGGACTATATCTATGCTACTATTACTAGTAAACTAAGTCCAGAACAAGCAGCTAGATATGAACAAGCATTAGCTACTGGAGAAATTATGACTCCAGAGCAGATACAAAAATATGTAAATAAAGACTATAAAGATATTGCAGAAACTACAGCATATCACGCTTTATAGTATCTTAAGCGTAAATTGAATTTAATACATGAATTCTATAAAGGGTGGAAAGATGCGTTAATAGCTGGTGAAGAGATTTATTATGTTGGTATAGTAAACGGTTAGCCATATACAGAAAGAGTAAATCCTATGTACTTTAGATATGAACAATCTTTAGACTTAGAATTTATTCATGAGGCTTCATGGTGTTGTAGGAAAATGATTATGTCGGCTACAGAACTATATGATAGATTTTATGATAAAATGTCAGAAAAGCAATTGAACGATTTACTAGATTTAATAGATGAAAAACCAGGTACTTCTCCTGAAATAAGGAAAACATCTATGGATTACACTCACTATAAAATGTCTAGTATAAATGGTTTTACTGCTAACCCCTTTGATGCTAATCATATTACTGTATATCACTGTTGTTGGAAATCATTTAAAAAGATAGGTTTTGTAAGTATAACAGATCCGTAGACTGGAGAAATAGAAGAGATACAGGTAGATGAAACTTACAAACCTACTGGTAGAGAAAACTATGTAGAATGGAAATGGATAGTTGAAACTTGGGAGGGTTATAGAGCTAATGATGATGAATATATAGGTATTCAACCAATAGAATATCAACATATATCAGCAGACAATCCTAATTCATAGAAGTTACCATATACTGGTGTTGTATATAATAATACTAATAGCAGACCTAGATCTTTAGTAAGCATGATGAAACCTTTACAATATATGTATATTGTAGTATGGTACAGACTTGAATTAGCTATGTCTAGAGATAAAGGTAAAGTAGCTTTAATAGATGTTACTTAGATACCTAAAGGATTAGGTATAGATGTAAATAAATGGATGCATTACTTAGGAGCATTAGGCGTGGCATTTATTAATCCTTATGAAGAAGGTTGGGATGTTCCAGGACGTGAAGGTGGTAGACCAGCTTAGTTTAATCAGTTTCAATCATGGGATCTTAGCATGGCTAATGTAATAGATCAGTATGTAAATCTAATGGCTAAAATAGAAGATATGGTAGCTAAACTTACTGGTATTACTCCTTAGAGACAAGGACAAATAGCTCCAAATGAGCTTGTGTCTAATGCTAGTACAGCAGTAAGTATGTCCTATCACATTACTGAACCTTGGTTTTGGACTCATAATCAAGTAAAGAGAGAGGTTCTAACAATGTTATTAAATACAGCTAAGGTAGCCTGGAAAGATAACAAAATGTGCTTGAATTATATACTAGACGATGCTACTAGAGCTTTCCTTAAATTATCCGATAGATTCTTCTATGAGGATATGGATGTATTTATTGGCGATAGTACTAAGAATAGACAGGACTTAGACGCTCTTAGAAATCTCACGCAACCTGCTATGTAGAATGGTGCTAGTTTACTTGATATAGCTGAAATAGTTACATTGGATAATGTAAATATGATTAAGAGTAGATTAGAGGAAATTGAGCAGAAACGTATGGAACAAATGCAGCAGCAACAACAAGCTGAGCAGCAAGCTCAACAAGAACTAGTTGAAAAACAAAATCAAATAAAAGAAGAGGAATTGATGATCAAAGAAGCTGAAATGGATCTTGAAAAATATAAGATAGATCAAGACAATGCTACTAAAATTACAGTTGCTCAATTAAATGCTTACAGAGGTTCTGAGAATATGGATCAAAATGAAAACGGTATACCAGATCCTATGGAAATAGCAGCTCAAGCTTTAGAAGAAAGAAAGCAAGCATCAGAAGAAGCTTCTAAACAGTTCGAATTCAATAATAAGCGTAGAGAAGCAGAGATGAAGAAAGAAATTGAAGATAAAAAAATTCAACTTGAAAAAGATAAAATCTAGGCTTAGAAAGAATTACAAGCTCAAAAAGATAAAGCTGCAATGGAAAGAGAGAGATTAAAAGCTAAGACTGCAATTAGAAATAAAGTAACAGGAGAGCGTTAATATGAAAGTAATTCAGAACAAATTAATCCCTTTTAAGGGATATAAATATATTAACTTATTTGGGTTACTATTTACTAGAGATAAATCTAAAATAACAGATATAGAATATAATCATGAGAAGATTCATCTTAAGTAGATGCAAGAAATGTTATGGTTACCATTTTATATCTGGTATGGAGTTGAATACTTAGTTATAACAGTAGCTAGGTTATTTGATAAATAGGGAGATAAGTATCATGATATATCTTTTGAAGAAGAAGCTTATAATAATGAAACTGATTTGAACTATTGTAAAAGCAGAAAGCATTTTGCTTGGTTAAAATATATAGGTATTAAAAGTAATGAGGAGGAATAATTATGGCATGCGGAAGTAAGAAAGGCTCTAAAAAGGGCGGTAAAAAGAGTAAATGATTATGGAACGTGAAGCATTTAGATAGAGAATGCAACAGTATAAGTAGGCTAGGGAAAGTAATCCCTAGCTGAAGTACTGGGATTGGAAGAAGTATGCAGACGGTGGAGAAGTAAAAGATAATACATATGTTGCGCCTATGCATAAAGAATAGATATTTATACCTGCTTCTGGAGCGTAGAAAATGTTGAATGATTACCAATATAAATATGGTAGTAAGTCACCGTATAAAGGCGGAGAATTAGAAATAGTTAGTCCAGAGTTTGATATACTTACTGGAGTTAGAGGGCTGTTAAATAGCCCGTCTAAAATTAATACGTTGACGAAAGAGTTAAATAAAAACATAGATATAAGTACTTTAAACAACTAGTTACCGAATAATATAGGTTGGGGACCTAAATAGAGTATAAAAGTAATACATGATTCAAACTATAATACGCCTTTGAATCTTTATAATGCTAATAGATGGGATGTAGTTTACGAAGGCGCTAATCCACATGGAATTTGGTTTTAGGGTAAATTTGGTAATCCTAGGACAACGGCAAATACATCTATTCCTGGAAAATCGGAAAAAGCAGCTAAAGCTAGAAAATTATTTGAAGAGAGACCGTATAGACACAAAGGCGAATTAGTGTTAGAAAAGCCGTTAGTAACTGTAGGTGATGTGCCAGATAGATCTTTTCTTAGTCATTTTGGTGATAAAACTGGAGCGGATGGAATAATATATAATAATGTATATGATAACGGATATAGTAATAATTAGGTAATTTTAGCATTTAAGCGTCTTAATGATTATAGTATAATAAATAAATATGCAGATGGTGGTACTATAGAAGAAGATCCTCCAACTACTAGTGAAAGACCTATTATAAATTTCAATCCTAAAGGAAATCCGTACGAAGCTAAATATGGTTATAATCCTGGAGCTGGATTTACTAGAGATCCGTTTAGTCTATATGATGCTCCTATTATAGGTGACGCTTTAAGTATATATGATGCATCAGAGGCTTTAAAGAATAAAGACTGGTTAGGCGCAAGTTTAGCAGCATTAGGAGTAGTGCCATTTGTCCCTAGTAATTTAGGTAGAACTATTAATAAATCTATGAATAACTATATACCTGAAGTTAGGAGAACCGCACAAGATAAGATTAATGCTTTACTTAGAAGAGAAAACAAACTGAATGATAGTTTGGGTAAAACAGTAGATGGAGTAGGTCTTAGGAGAGTTCCTTATGAAGATGCTTTAAACGCTAGAAATAGAGTATATGAATCTGTAATTGATCCAGAAAACCTAAAGAGAGCTAGAGCTATTGATAGTAGATATGGTACTAGTTATGAAGCTGTTTATAAGGGTATGAGTGAAAAATATCAAGACCCTATGGAATACTTTATGCATAGTTATGAACCAGTATTAGATACTAACTTAGGTAGTAATACTAAAGCTCAAGTAAGTAGTAACCCTAATAATAAAAGCATACGATTTAGTAAAGGAGTTAATACTGGAGATTACAATATAGATACAGGATTGATTAGACACGAAATAGGTCATAAAGTAGATATAGATGCTACTAGAGGAGCTGTTAATACTAATCCATTTATGTAGGATTTAGCTAAAGATATATTGCCTTATGATCAAGCTAGATATATGTTATATGGAATAGAAAATCCTGTCGAATCATATAAATATCTAACTACTCCTACAGAAATTAAAAGTCATATGAATCAATTTAGATAGTATCTGATTGATAATAAGATAATGAAACCTGGAGATAAAGTTGATGATGTTCCTAATTTCTTTATGCATTTATAGGCAGCTCCAGATGAATACAAAGGAATAAAATTATTGCAAAATTTATTTAAGACTGATAGAGCCTTTAAGAAAAGGTTTGATTAGATACCGTTAACGAATATCAATGATAACAGAGTAATAGCATGATATTATTATAGTATAAACTAAAAATATAAGCTATGAATAAGATAAAGATTAAGCCAGAAAATAAAGGTAAGTTTAACGCTACTAAAAAGAAAACAGGTAAAACTACTGAACAGTTAACACATAGTAAAAATCCTGTAACAAAAAAGAGAGCAATCTTTGCATAGAACTCTGCACATTGGAATAAAGGTAAAAAGAAGAAATAAATCTAATTAATATATTAATTATGGAAAAAGAAAATAAGATTACTTTAGGTGGATTTGATGCTATACTTGATAGCTTCATCCCTAACGTAAATAAAAATATTGAAAATATTATTGGTGATGATGCTGTTGAAGAAGATGAATTAGACAATATCAAAAAGAATCAATTTGACCCTATTGCAGATGGTATAAAAAAGCAAAAGGATAAGAAAGATGACAAGGTGGAAGATCCTAAAGATGATATTACCGATCCTGATGTAATAGATGATAAGTCAGATACGAAATAGAAGTCTAATGATTCTAAAAAGAATACCAAAACTATAGATAAAGTAGATGATGAAGATGAATCAAACGATGACATCGATAATGAATCTACTGAAGTAAATAGTAATGTAGTAAGTAACTTCTTTGATGCTATCGCTGAGAAACTAGGTTGGGATATTGATGAAGAGGATGAAGACAGTAAGCCTAAGGATGTAGACAGCCTTATTAAATATTTTCAAGATATTATAGAAGAAGAAAGTAAGCCTACTTATGCTAGTGAGGAAGTAGAAGCACTTGACAACTTCGTAAAACAAGGTGGAGATCTTAAACAATATTTACAAATAGATGCAGAGTTGGATCTAGATGATATTGATATGGAAGACGAGTCTAATCAAAAGTTAGTAGTAAAACAGTTCTTAAAAGAAAAAGGCATTAGCGCTAAACAAATAGAAAAGAAAATATCTAAGTATGAAGAAGCTGGTTTACTTGAAGATGAGGCTCAAGATGCATTAGAAAGCCTTAAGGAGATAAAGGAAGATAAAAAAGAACAGCTATTATTGGAACAGAAAAAACAATATGAGCAAATGGTTGCTAACCAACAGAAATTCTATAATAGCGTTGTCTCTGAAATAAAAGGCTTAAAAAATATACGTGGTATTACGGTCCCTGAAAAAGACAAAAAAGTATTAATAGATTATATACTTAAGCCAGACACCGACGGTAAAACTAAGTACCAAAAGGACTATGCTAAAGGTGGTGTAAAGAACTTAATAGAATCAGCATACTTTACTATGAATGCAGATAAACTATTAGAAGCTGCAAAAAAAGCTGGAAGTAACTCAGCTATTGATAAGTTTAAAAATAGTTTAAAAACAACATCTGTAAATACTCGATCTAAACAAATACCGAAGAGTAATGATGATGAGCCTATTTGGTCAAATATTGCACGAAAACTGCGTATATCATAATAAATTAATAACAAATAAAATTAAATTACTAGTATTTTATGGATAACAATATTTTGAACTCGTTGGTCCTTTATAAAGGAAAATGGTTTAGCGATTTGATTGATACTAATAAAATCAGTCTCGCTTCTCAGCAAAGACCTTACGAGGTATCTACTATCCTGTCATACGTATTTGGTACTAAAGATAATGGTTACAGTACTTCTCTGGATATGTTGACAGGAGGTCTTGGTAACGTAATGACTATCGACAAACCGTCATTTGAATGGGGTGTAATGATTGATCAGGATAGAGCTGTTACAATTCGTGATGCAAAATGGAATGGAGCTGCTATTTCTGAAGATTCTACTCCTGGTCTCGGTAATACTCCTATCACACTGTGGTTAGAAGATAGCTGGTTTGGACCTGGTGCTACAGTAGAACTTGATGACAAGAGTCAGTTGCGTTTCGCTGATGCTCCTTATCAGGATGGTAACTTGTTTGTTTATACAGGTTTCATTTCTAATGGTAATCCTGCATCTTATATCAATCCTCGTTATTTGCAAGCTGGTTGTCAAGTATCTCGTTTGGCATCTGCTTACGAAGAATACAGTGAAGAAGCTGATATCCTGAACTATAATACTCATTTCAAGATGCGTAACTATTTGACTACAGTTCGTTTGTCTTATGATATTACAGGTTCTGCATACTCTGAAGTAATGGCTATTGCTTTGAGAGATCCTAAATCAGGTAAGACTTCTTACTTATGGTCAACTTTCCAGGAATGGGTAGCTATGCGTGAATGGTATAAGCGTCTCGAAAGAGCTTTGGTATATAATCAGAACAACGTAAATAAAGACGGTTCTTGTAACTTGAAGGGTAAGAACGGAAGATCTGTCTTTATTGGCGCGGGTTTGTTGGAACAGATTGCTCCGTCTAATAGACGTTATTATACTCGTTTGACAGCAGAATTACTGGAAGACTTCTTGTCAGATTTGTCTTACAATGTACTTGGTACTAACGAACGTAAATTCATCGGTTTGACTGGTGAAATGGGTCTTCGTGAATTTGACCGTGTACTGAAAGAAAAGATGGCTAACTTGAACATGATTGATACTGTATTTGTATCTGGTTCTGGTGAAAACTTGAAATTCGGTGGTCAGTTCAAAACTTATGCTATGAGCAATGGTATCGAACTTACTTTGAAATATTTCCCGTTGTATGATGATTTGACTCATAACCGTCAGTTGCATCCAGTAACATTGAAACCGCTAGAATCTTACCGTATTACTTTCTTGGATCTTGGTCGTCGTGATGGCGAAGCTAATGTAGTTAAAGTAGTTCGTAAGGATCGTGAATTCGTTAGCTGGTGTACAGCTGGTTCTGTAACTCCTGCTGGTTATGCTCACTCTAACACTGAAGTTCGTTCTAACGCTAAGGACGGTTATGCAGTACATTTCTTGGGTGAATGCGGTATTATGTTGAAAGATCCTCGGGCGTGTGGGGAGCTAATCATGATGGCAGAATAATTAACTAACTTTAACGTGTAATTACCTGACAGCTTGAGTAACTTAATTAAGTTATCCACGTTTTTAATATAAACAATTTTAAACAGATAATTATATGTTAAGTTACGAAGTGTATAAGATTACAAATAAAGTAAACGGAAAAATTTATATAGGTATAACTAATAGAGGAGCTGGTGCTAGATTTAAACAGCATCTATTTGAAGCTGAACACGGCTCCTCTTTTAGATTTCATAACGCTCTTAGAAAGTATGGAGCAGACGGATTTGATATTAATATCATATCGTTCTGTAAAAATGCAGAAGAACTTAAAGAAAAAGAAAAGTTCTTTATAAAAGAATATGATTCTACAAATCCCGAAAAGGGATACAATATGACAGAAGGTGGAGACGGTACTTTTGGTAGACCTTGTTCTGAAGAAACTAAACAAAAAATAAGTATAGCTAACTCTGGTAAAACAGCTAGTGAATATACTAGAAAGTTATTATCTGAAGCTGGTAAAGTACGAACAGAAAGTAGAGATAAGTATTGGAAATCTGGTAAAATCGGTGAAACTAGAAAAAAACCAGTATTACAATACACTTTAGATGGAGATTATATAACAGAATATAGTGGTGTAAACGAAGCTAGTAGAAAAACTGGAATAAATACCTCATTAATAATATTATCTTTAAAAGGGAAAAGAGTATTAATATCTGAAAGAAATCCATATATATGGTTATATAAAGAAGATTATAAAGAAATTCCAAGTAAAGTAGACCCATCTTTAGCAGCTATACTACCAGATTGGAAACCACAGATTTCTGATAAATGCAGACAGGCTAACATAGAGTCTAGAAAAAATAAAGTAAGAACTGCTGAAGAATTAGCTTTAATAAAACAAAGAGCTACAGAAGCATGCGGAAAGAAAGTACTACAATATTCATTAGATGGAAAATTGTTAGCAGAGTTTGATAGTATATCCGAAGCTAGTAAAAACACAGGTCAAGATAGAAAAACTATAGCTAATAGCGCTAATGGAAAAACAAAAGTAACTAAATCTACCAAGTTTATCTGGAAATATAAAGAATGACTTGAATACTCTAATTATATAATTATGGAAGTAATCGTTAAATTAACAAAAATAAATCCTTGGACAGGATTAATAAAATGGTCTAACTGTTTTGATTATGTAAGTACTTACTGGACTAGATCAGGTAGTAGATATACTGGTCTAACTACAGAGAAAGCCAGAGAGTTAGAATAGAAAATGGGTAAAGCAGAAGGTGAACTAGACCCAAGTAGCACATTTTGGGATACATTTGCAATCAAAATCGGTAAAAGAGAATTAATTATTAATACGGATAGACCAGAAGGAGAATTGCAATATTTATTCTTATTGAAACATAAGAGAGTAGCTAACGGATTAGATAAAGTAACTCCTGCTACTGATTATGTACTAATTAATAAAGAAGCTGAAGCCGAACAAGCTAATAAGATTAATAAGATTAAACGTGACGCTTATAGAGCATTAGATAAGATGAGTCTTGAAGATATGCGTAAATGTCTTAGACTGTTTGGCATTAAAGCTGATACAATGTCTAATGAATTAGTTGAAGCTAGACTTACTGAAAATATTGAAAGAGATCCAGCTAAATTTATTAGAATTTGGGTAGAAAACCCTAACAAAGAAATTAACTTCATTATTGAAGAAGCATTAAGTAAGAACATTATTCGTAAGAATAGATCTGCATATTACTTTGGTACAGATCTAATAGGCAATGGTCTTGAAGACGTAATTGCATATTTGAAGGACAAAAAGAATCAAGACTTGTACTTGAGTATAATTGGAGAGATAAAATCTAAATAATAATGACACGATCTGAATTTCACTCATACTTTAAGATAGCAATGGACAAGAACTCTTAGAGTGTAGCTTTTGGAGGATGCCCATCTTTCTTACCATAGGAAATAGACTATTGGTTAAATCAAGGTTTATATCAAGAAGTGAGTAATAAATTCACAGGTAACAATTCTCTATAGACTCCATTTGAAAAGTCAGTAAAACGAGTGCATGATTTAGAAAAATTAGTTAAAACAGATAGCGGGTTAGTTGCATCGAAAGTATCAAATTCAAATCAATGCAAGTTAGAAAACTTATTTGGAGGTTAGAGAATGTTCTTTGTAGATGCTACTTTAAACTACAATAATAAAAAAGCTGATATCAAACTTATTGATCACGATAGTGCTAAACGTTTTAAAAAGACTTACAATAATAATCCTTGGATTGAATAGCCAGTTGGTGTAATATAGGATAATACTTTGTTGGTATATATAGATGATTTATCCATGGATAGTGAGTCTTATACTGTAGATTTAACTTATGTAAAGACACCTACTAAGATTGAAAACTTACCAGCTAGTGGAATGAGTGAAATACCAGAATATATGTAGTTTGAAGTTATTAATAGAGCTGTAGAATTAGCTCTTGAAGATATAGAATCTAGGAGAGTTCAAACTAAATCACAGCTTAATCAAATTGATGAATAATTATGACAGAAAGATAGATGCAAATAGAAGTAGAACGTAGACTACAACTAATGGACCCAAGTCTAGTAGTAGAGAACAAATTAAGTTCTGATACTATTATAGCATTCATCAATGAAGCAATAGATAAATACTATAAGACTAGATATTCTGGAATAAATTTTAAACAGTAGGGATTTGAACAGACTCAAAAACGTATAGACGATCTACGTACTTTAGTAAAATCTAAAGTATTCTCTAACGAGATCAATGAGTAGGACAATACTTATACTGTTACACTACCTTCTGATTATGTATTATTACTTGGTGATACTGCTGGTATAACTCCTAAAGGCATCAATGATTGCTGGGAGAAAGACAGTGATGGAAAATATAAAGTAAAATATACAGATACATTAGAATCTACTATTGAAACAATAGATAGACAATTAGGTAATACATTATCAGAGCATAAGTTAAAATATTGTTCAGCTAGACCATTAAAGCTAATTCATGATAATAGTATAACTTTATATACAGACGGTAATTATAAAGTAAGTAGTTATAAGATAACTTACTTATCTAAACCTGCTAAGATAAATGCAAGTAACATTACTAACACTGAATATACTAGTTTACCTGAACACACTCACTTAGAAATAGTAAAGATAGCTATACAATTATACTTAGCTACTAAACCTATGTAGAATTACTCGGTATACTCCAACGAGGTTAATCAAATGGAGTAAATAAATTAATGCGCTTGTCGACGTGGAAATCTGCAATAGGGAAAGTAGAAGACAAGCAGACTAGCGCTAAGTCTAATAATTAATTATTTTTATAGATATATGATAACTAGAGTTGACGCCGTACTTATCGGTAAAAATTGCCCAGCATCTTATACTAATATTGACTCTTTGGCTGCTGGTGATGTTGCTTTGTTTGATGAAAATAAAGTATTGATTAAGACTGCCGCTGAAGCAGTTAAAGCTTCTGCTGTATATATTGGTGTATGTGGTAAGAAAGTAAATATCACACTTCCTAACGGTAATGCAGCTTCCAAGAATGTATTTGAATATTCAAATCCTATTCAGAAAGCTTCTAAGCCTTCATATGTAATTGGTGAATATGAAGCTCCTGTTCAAGAAAAGGTTGAAATCAACTTTACTAACGCTTCTATTGTTATTGGTCACAGATACGTTCTTCGTATCGTTTACAAAGATGTTTATGAAGCTCCAGGTCAGTTCACTCATACTTACGAAGCTATTGCAACATCTGAAACTGCTGATGATCTTGGTAATGCATTGCTGAAGAAGATTAACGCTCACGCTAATCGTCGTATTACAGCAGCTTTCTCAGCACATAAACTTACTTTAACAGCTATGGAAAAAGACGACAATGAAGGAGTAAATTCATTGAATGAATATTCAATTGTATCCATGTCTGCTTCTTTATATGTTACTATCCCTGGTGCTTTGTTGTCTAACGTACCTGAATCAGTACCTGGTGTTGTTATTAAAGGCATTGAAGGTAAACCTGGTAAAGGTTACTGGAAACAAGTTCGTGATGCTGAAGTACGTATGATGGGTTACAAAGGTATTGTAATGACTGGTGCTTATCCTTCTATTGAACAAGATAGAAAAGTATCTGAAGGTACTACATACGATTACGTTACTATTGAAAATGATAACTTGTATTTAAGTCCTGATAACCAGTATATTAAAACTACTCCGCTTACTACTGAATTGTATGTAGAAACTGGTAGCTTGAGTGATTCTGTATTTGCTAAGGCTTTGCAGTCATTTGTTACTGGTGTTGTTGCTGAGTAATTTAACAACAAAATAACGGTTTCTTTATTTAAAACCTGGCGAGGTTGAGGTTTATCCTCGGCTTCGCCTTTTTAATTTTATAGATATGAAAATAATTAATGCTGTATTAAAAGATAACAATCTTACTATAACTTTAGATGCTAATGCTAATGTTAGTAAGGTGTACTTAGATTCTGTATTGAATCAAAACAATATGTACTCTGATGAAGATACTAAACACACACATACTATAACTGACATAGCTATAGAGGATAATGAAATTATTGTTGACGTTAGTGAGTATGAAGAAACTTCTTTTATTGTGAGCGTTTTAACTACAAACGGAGATAGAGACGAAATCATAGCAATAGACCAACAAGAGTTGTACTTAGCTAAGGTAAATCTATTGAATACTTACTGTAGCACATGCTTAGATAAACATCAAAAACATGTTATAACGATGTGTGATTTTAAATCACAATTATTAAACTATGCTTTAGATAATAATCTTACTGAAGATGCTATAAGTCATTATATTGATTTAAGTAGATTATTAGGCATGCACAGTTGTCATAATTGCAGTAAGTGTACTAATAATAGAATATGTAATAAATGTTGTAATGGAATGTGTGCGTTATGATAAAAGGAGAATATAAAACTGCATGTAAGCTAAAAGAATAGACTAAGTATAATATTGACTATGATAGTTGTCAAATACTTAATCTGACATGTGCTAATTACATATACGATTTAATTTAGTAGTCTACTAAATATGAAGTAAGTTTAGAATCTATAAAGAAAATGTATAGCATGATGTACAAATTATTAGGTCATGAAGTAAATACATCTAATTAAATATTAATATGGTACAATACGCAACTAAAGATGAATTAAATGAACTAGTAGTACTAGTAAGAAATCTTCAAGGTGATATTAATACTCTAGATACTAGTGTAGGTGAGCTTGACACACTAGTAGAGAGAATTAACCATCTAGCTACCTTGAAAGATGTTACTATTACATATATAACTGAAGGAGACCTACTATAGTACTCTAGTGATGGTACATGGCATAATATACAACCATCAGCTTTAGGTATTGGAGGTGAAGGAGGTGGTGGTATTGTTGATACTTCCGTAGTTAAAGCAATGATTAAACAAGAAGGATCTAAACTATTCCTTAGTAAACTACAGGATGATCAAGCTGCTGGTATTATTACCTTCAATAATGGTTTAGTAAGTAATAAAATGACTTATTTAAAAGAAGGTGTACAAATAGGTCATTTCGTATCAGGTATGATTGGTGGTACAGGAGCTCAAATAGATAAGGATGGTAGAGGTGAAATGACTAGTTTGATCCTTAGAGAGTTTCTAGAAGTACCTGAGTTGAGATTTAACAAGATAGATGTTGTTAGTGGTGAATTATGGAACTCTATAGCATTTGGTACTATTGAAGATGTAGATATAGCAAACTAGATTGTTACTGTTAAACTAGAAGAAGGTGAATATAGTGGTATCAAAGTAAATGATATATGTAGAGGTATATTTCACAATTTAGGTTCTGGTAATGATACAGAGTCAAAACCTGATGAGAATGGCTTTGATACAGTAGCTGGTTTCAGTACGTCTTACTTTACACCTATCGAAGTATTAGACTCTTTTGGTAAGTAGTTTAGATATACTTTAAAACCTGGTACTACACAACATCCTAGTAAGTCAATGAAGTTTGTTGTATATGGTAACTTTACAGACCCTAATAGACGATCTAGTGCATATGCAACAAGAACATACAAAAGATACTTAAAAGACGTAAATACATGGCAAATAGACTGGACTAATATTGCATCACAGTTTGGTTTACTAGATGGTCTTAATATACCAGGTGGACCTAACGATGGTAATCTTACTGGTGATGGTGCTTATCTTACTAATGTATATATGACAGGTGCACTTATTCAGTTTACTCCTGAATAGATGGATGAAATGAAAGGTCATGATGCATATTCAGTATCATTAAGTAGAGAAACAGCTACTATTATACTTGATAACAATTTGAACATTATTGATGAGTATAATCAGCTAAACCAATTGACATTTGCTATTCAAGCATTTAAAGGTCCAGTAGAATTAGCATATAGTGATGTATATGGTGAAGGTACATACTTTGTAGAGTATGAAGCTACTGGTCTTAAGTGTACTATGAGTAATGGAGTATTTAGAATTACTGAAATTACTAATGTTAGTAACATGAGAATAAACATCACTGTAAACTGTGAAGGATTAGCTTTATTTAAAAAGGAATTCCTACTTAATTATCAGTTAGAAGGTGATGCTTTATGGGTAACATACAATGATAATGATGCTGTACCTAGTAGACCTACAGGTAGAGGTGAAACTGATGGTTGGCATAGAAACTATACAGCCAGTGCTATATGGATGTCAACTAAGAGTTCTAGAAGAATTGATGAGGGTGAATGGGGAGATCCAGTAAGATTTGTAGGGGCTTCTGTACAAGGTGAAGATGGTCAGTATACAGTATTCTGTTATACTAATTCTAGTGTACAACCAGAAACACCTACTAGTACTTAGATACCTCCTTCTGATTCATTAACTACTTGGTACATGTATCCACCAGAAAGAGAAAGCACTGATGTATTTACTTGGATGACTCAAGCTACAGTATATGCAGATAAATCATTATCTGGTTGGACTAAACCTATTAGAATTACAGGTGAAACTGGTGAAGACGGAGCTGATGGCACTAAAATAGAATTTATATATACACTGTTTACTCCTACTAATGATAAACCAAGACCAGATACTCCATCTACTAGTCAACAAGATGACTATATACCATTTGGTTGGTCTGATAATCCACAAGGTGTATCTAAAGAAAAACAATACGAATGGGTAAGTACTCGTGAAAAGAAAGCTGCTAAAATAGGTGAAGGTAATTGGAGTGAGTTTTCACAGCCTGTTGTATGGTCTAAATGGGGTGAAAAAGGTATGGACGGAGATGGTTATGAGTATATATTTACTCGTACAGCTGATGTAGATAAAATTCCTTCAACTCCTTCTTCTATCCAACAGAATGATTACATACCTACTATATCTAACGGTGGGTCTACAGATTATAACTGGTCAGATGATCCCAAAGGTGTAAATGAAACTTATAAAGCAGAGTGGACATGTAAACGTGTAAGAACAGATGGAGTGTGGTCTGACTTTAGTACTCCAGCATTATGGTCTAACTGGGGAGAACAAGGTTTATCTGGTGGTCACTATCAATATAGATGGAAAGTGTCAAGTACTAAACCTAATACTACTCCCGATAATGATTCTTCATGGTCTACCAATAGTGAACAAACTATTGAACAAGGTCAGTATGTGTGGTAGATTCAACGATTTGTTAATCCAGACGGTACTACTACTGCGTGGGGTAATATAATCAGATTAACTGGCGCTGACGGTAAAGACGGGGAAGATGGTAATAGCATTGAATTCTTATATGCACGTAATAGTACTGGTGTTATACCGCAGAAACCTGCTGATAACCAAACTACAGATTGGACAGGTAAAGGACCCGATGGTACAGAATGGACAGACAATCCACAAGGTGTTACCCCTAATCTTACTTATGAATACGTATGTCAACGTTATAAGGACAAAGCTACTCAATTGTGGGAATCTTATTCCACACCTGGTGTATGGGCTAGATACTCTGAAAGAGGTAAAGATGGAGATGGTTATGAATATATTTATATAAGGCAATCTACGTGGAAATCACAAGGTCAATTGAATCCTAGTTCAGATCCAGTATATATAGCAGATGGTAATATATACCCACCAGCAGATGTAGAATCTGACGCTTATCAAAATGATGATTATGTTCCTAATGGTTACACAGATAACCCTGAAACAGTAAATAGCTCCATTAAGTATCAATATGTGTGGACTAGAAAGAAAGAAGGTGGAAAATGGAAAGCTTGGAAAAACGGATCACTGTGGACCAATTTTGCAGTAGATGGGGAACAAGGTGAACCTGGTACTCCTGGAGCTCCTGGTGGTAGTATAACTGTTAGTGGTGCTCCAGCTTCTATTAGATCTAAGTTAGGCTTCTTACAAACTACTAGTTGTACCTTAAGAGCTATTCGTACTAATACTTCTGGTATTACTCAATCAGCAAATGGTAACTATGCTGTTTACTATAAGAGTAGTTCTAGTGGTAGTTGGTCCAAAGCAGATAGTGGTTCAGGTACTAGTTATCAATTATCTTGGTCTTCTAGTTTAAATGCCGAATACTTCTGGTTTGGTTTTAGTACAGATACTACTCCTAGTCCTACAGGTACATATAATGTATGGAGTGTTGAAGTTCCTGTAGTATATGACGGTAAAGATGGTACTGATGGTGAAAGTAGTAATAGTGAGTATACTATAATGCGTGATAGAGGAGCTTGGTCAGATAGAGTAACTTATTACAACGACCGCGCTACAAATGCAATGAAAGGTCTAAGTATTTCGTCCGTTATTACTAAATATAAACCATCAAATGACTTGAATGAAAAATATATTGATGGAGTATGGAGTAGTTAGCCACCAAGTTCAATAAGTGGTTATAATTATGTATTAGCAGTTTGTATTACTATATTCTCCGACGGCACTAGCACTGTTTCACAACCAGTTAAAATAGCAAATAGTGGTGTATCAAGTGTAACAATATAGTATGGAGTAAGTTCTAGTTCTTATACTCCTTCTAGCTGGTCATCTAGTTATCCATCTATATCGTCTAGTTATCCATATGGATGGGCTAGATTTATAGCTAATGGATCTACTAGTAGTGCTACTTGCATTGCAAGATTTATTAACGAGTATTCTAAATATGATAATTACGAAAATTTAACTGTTATAGACTATGTAATTTATTACGGTAATATTTATCTTTGTAAGAGAAATAATACAGCACAAGAACCTTCTATGACAAGTGATTATTGGGAAGTTAGTAGTAAGATAGGTGTACTAAGTATAAATAACTTATTGGCTAATAATGCTCAATTGGGGCAATTTAACTTCAGCAATAACGTATTTACTTCTGCCAACGGAAACTTGTAGATGAATAGTGAAAACGGAGCAATACGATGTAATGATGCTTACATACACGGTATTGTAGAAGCTATAAGCGGAGTTTTTACTGGAACTGTAAATGCACAAGCTGGTCTTTTTACTAATATTAATATATTATCAGGTAATATAGCTGGATTTAGTATATCTGGTAATGACTTTGTTAATAACGCTACCGATGCTAGTATTAGATTTAAATTAACTGGTAACTCTTTCTTACAGATAAATAATCCTTCATATTCAGGTCTTATAGATGTTCGTAATGATAATGGCATTGCTATTAGAGCTCAGGCTTATGGTAGTAATTCAGCTGGTTTATCTGTTATAGCTCAAGCAGGTAGTCCTACTAGTACTAAAGCTATAGAATCTACTGGTAGTTGTTAGTTCGTAACTAGAGATAATGAAAGAATATTAATAAACGGTTTGTGTGTTAATACTGTAACAGTAACTAGTAGTTATAACGCTAAGACTAGTGATGACTTTATAGTATGTAATAATACTAGTAATATTACTATTAGTTTCCCTAGTGTAGGAACATTCTATAAAGGTAAGATATATTACATAAAATCTGTCAATACAGGTAACTTGACCGTTAGTGGTGGTATTCGATTAGCTGACCAAAGAGGTACAAGATATTCTCAATCGTATAGTGATAATAAGATAAGAGGATTTATATTTGATGGTAGCTATTGGAATGAAATGTTCTTTAGTAATTAATGAATATATGAAAATAGATTTTAATAAATTGAAAGTATATACAGGGTTAGACAAAAAAGAATTTGTACTAACACAAGCTGCAAAAGAACTAGCAGATGGTCTTTATAAGACAGCTATGGGAATATCTGGTTATGCTTTAGCATTAAAGTTATATAATAGCAAAGGTGAGGAAGAGTACACTGAAGAAGAATTTAGTATGATTATGAACTATGCCAATAAATATGGTACTCCATTTTTCATTGATGCATTACAAAGGTTAAAGGAAGATGAAAGATCAAATGATTTAGAATCAACTGAAACTAATGAGTGATAGAGAACTGCTAGAGGGCATCTATATGATGCTCTTAGCAGTTATGCAAGAACAATATATAAGTGATAGTAAACAGTTTGGTATAAATATGATAGCTGATTTACTAGTTGATAATATATCTAGGAGCAGAGAAAGAAATGAAAAAGATAACATTGCAACACGTATTAGGGAATAAGATACTAGAGTATGATGTTGATGATAGAGGTGTAATCATTGATGAAAGAGAAAAAGATCGCTATGCTAAGCAGTAGGATAGTAAGGAGAAACTGATGTCTAACTGGATCAATGAACATATAGTATTTCATTATGACGTAAAGAAGCAAGGTGCGACCAACGAAACATTGAAGGAATCTGCTTACTTGCAAGACTTGTCGGGTAAAGGAAGGAGAATGAAGTTAACTAACTTTCTCTTCGACATGATGAGTGGTGTAGATGGGTATAAGAATGAGGCGTTTGTTAAAGTAAGTGGTGCAATTGATATTAGATTCGACCATATAAATGGCAGACAAATTAAAGGGAAACCGGCACAAGATTGGGCCAAATTCGGGTATTATAGAGCTAAAAACACGGTTGAAAGAATAATCTATTGCAAATGGCATGTTGAAGGGATATTAGACGATAATAAAGTTTATGTTGCCCAATATACTGCATACGACAATAGAGTTGAGTTACATAATGGAGATAATTATATAGAATTAGATACTAATCAAGGTAAAGTTGGATATAATTATATATCTGTTATCTCCGACCAACCCTACTCCACAGACATCACCATTACTCAGATACCCGAATATCCCGGTGCATTAGTGACAGATGGTGTAGATGACTACGGATTGGTAGAGAATCTGAGTAGTGGAGTGAAGATGCTGTTTATGACGGTTAATCCGATGGTTTCAAATATAATGTTATATGACCAAAGATTCCAAAGAGATGAGCTCTTTCAAGTCTACAGCCTTCCTAATAGAGTTGCATACATTCTCAATGTAAACAATTCAGAGATAAATAAACAGGGGAAGGTTTACATTAATGGTAAACTTAATACTACTATAGTTGCCAATGATTTACTCAATGTTAAACATATAGTTACTGTGACAGCCAATGACTTAGTCACCGTGGAAAAACGTCATGTATTCTTCAATTCATCTGTGGGTGCCGTTTATTACGCCAAACTCGCCTTCTACAACTCCATAGCCTTCGACTCCATACCAACAGAGGCAGACGGATTCACAGAGCAAGAATTAATTGATTACGTAATTGATAAATATGAATTAAAATGAGATACGTTATAGTAACAATAGAATGGTGCTTGGAACACGGTATAGTAGTTCCTGAACACGCAAGAAAGAATATTGATAGCACTAAAGTAATCTTACACGAAGATTGGTTAAAACCTATTTTTTATAGAGAAGATGAAAAGCAAGTAGAATCTTACTTCTATGACAGTAAAGAATTAAATGATATTCTTAACACTGAAGAGTGGAATGGAAAGGAGGAGTAATGGATAGAAATAAGTTAATTGAAGAAGTTAGCAAATATTTCAACATAAAAGAACTAGTATGTCCTCATTGTTATAACAAGTTTAAAGACAACTCGTGGCAGTTCATATCAACAGAGTTACTAAGTACTCTATATACATTGAGAACTATAGTAATAAATAAACCAATGGTAATTAATACTTGGGCTACTAATGGTAATTATAGTCAGAGAGGTTTAAGATGTAACATGTGTTAGTTAGTAAAGAGTAAAACTAGTATCTATATGTCAGCTCATAGTTTAGGTAAAGCTGTAGACTTTCATGTTCCTGGTATGGATGCAGAATCTGTTAGAAACTTAATAAGGAATAATGTAAATAAGTTTGAGTATCCTATCAGATTAGAGAAGGATGTGAACTGGTGTCATGTTGATTGTTACGTACCTAAGGGCTCTTCTAACAGACTTTTAGAGTTTGAAGGATAAGTTAATCTATTACACATAGAAAGTGTCTTAAAACGCCTTAAAATGCGTCATTATGGAAAAGCAAACAATATTATATAATATCTTATATATTGATGAAAGAGCTAAGAATCTAATACCAGAAGTAGTAGATGCTTGGAATATTACTCCGCATAGATTTAGTAAAAGTGGGGAATCAGTATCGTTAAAGTTAAATGATACTATAGAAGAAATTACAGGTTACAGTACTTCAGATTTTGTAGATATAGAAGTTACTAGAAAGAATATCATTGTAACTTTATAGCCTAATACTACTCAAGGCTCTAGACAAGCTAGAGTTACTTTGAATATAGGTAAAGGTGAACATACTACTAAACTGTTGTAGTTTGTAATACATTAGAATTGATAATTATAAAATATACGTATATGGTTAAAATTATTGAGAGCTATACAGCTCCGAATCCTAAAGAATACACATACTGGGTGGATCTAACTAGTAATCCTAATAAAGGCGTTATTAAGTACTTTAAAGGTAATGGTAAGTGGGCAGATGTAAATGATAAAACTAATGACGATTAGTCTAAAGACATTGAACAGTTACAGAAATCAGTAGATAACTTAAAGTCAACTAAAGTAGATAAAGTATCAGGTAAAGAACTTTCTAGTAATGACTTTACTGACTCTTATAAGAGTAAGTTAGATAATATGCAAGGGGTTCCAACTGGTGGTACTAATGGTCAAGTACTTAAGAAGACTGCAAGTGGTGTAGCATGGTAGAATGACAATAACACTACTTACAATGTGGCCACTAGTAGTGCAAATGGCTTGATGAGTTCTGCTGACAAGAGTAAGCTTGATGGTATAGCAGCTCAAGCTAATAAATATGTTTTACCTACCGCTACTGCATCTGTTTTAGGTGGTGTAAAGACTGGTGCTAATATTACTAATACTAGTGGCACTATCAGTCTAACTAAAGCAAATGTTACTGCTGCTTTAGGTTATACTCCCCCTACTGCTGATACTAAAGTTAATGTTAATAATACTCTGGTAAGTACTAGTATAGTCGATGCTTTGTCAGCAGCACAAGGTAAAGTTTTAAAAGATTTAATTGACGCATTAACTGCTAGAGTTTCTGCATTGGAAACTCCAGCTGCATAATATATGAAGTATGGATACAGTAAGATTTTTTGCTGCTAATACCCAACCTAACCCAGTAGAAGTTGACTACTGGGTTGACCTTTATGATAACCCTTATGGTGGTAGTATTAAATATTATAACGGTACAGAATGGGTAAGATTAGCAGCTTCTGGAGGTATTCCAGATTTAAGTAAGTACTATACTAAAGTACAAGTAAACTAGTTACTTAATGATAAAGCTAGTGTATAGTCGGTTGAAAGTAAAGTAGATGATGAAGAAGTAAAAGATGTGATTAAGAATATTACATTTAGAACTTCTAACCCCAATGAAGTACAAATGGTACTCGCAAAATATGATACTACCACTGTTGCTATATCATTACCTAAAGCTAGTGATGTTTCTGCTGGTATAGTTACTTCTGACGATTTTAAAGACTTTGTTAAGCAAGTAGATTTTTAGCAATTATATCAAGAGCTATACGATAGTAATAGCAGTATACTGAACGCTATTAATGATATAAAAGCTAAATATCAAAAGAAGTTAACAGCTGGTAGTAATATAAAAATATCTGATGATAACGTTATATCAGCTACTTTTTCAACAGAAGGAATCGAAATAGATATCGACAGCATTAATAATAAAATAGATACGTTAACTAGTAAGTTACAAGAGGAAGTTACTAGAGCTACTATAGCAGAGTCTAATAAAGTAGATAAGATAGTAGGTAAAGGTCTTAGCACTAATGATTATACTACTAATGAAAAGAATAAATTAGCTGGTATAGCTAGTGGAGCAGAGGTAAATGTACAATCTGATTGGAATCAAACTGACATCAATTCAGATGATTATATTAAAAATAAACCTGTAGCTGCTACTACTAGTAAGGACGGTTTTATGTCTGCTGCTGATAAAACCAAATTAGATGGCATTGCATAGGGAGCTAATGCTTATACACTACCAGCAGCTACAGCACAAACACTGGGTGGTGTTAAAATAGGTAGTAATATATCATTGGCAGATGGAGGTGTTATAAGTATTAACAAGACTAATGTAACAACAGCGTTAGGATATACACCACTTGAGAGTGTAGATACTAGTAATTTCGTTACTTTAGACGGTACTTAGAGTATTGGAGGTAAAAAGACATTCACCGATATAATCTACTTTAACCAACAAATACAAGGTAATGCATTAAGTGCTTCTAAATTGCAAACAGCTAGATAGATCAATGGCACTGACTTTAATGGTAGTGCTAGCATTACTACTTCTAAATGGGGTACTAGTAGAAACTTAACTATTGGTAAGACTACTAAAGCTGTAGATGGTAGTAATGAAGTAAGTTGGTTGACTAGTGAAATAGCAGATAATGCTACTACTACAACAGATGGATGGATGAGTAAAGAGGACAAGTTAGCATTAGCTAATTTGAATAGTGAGTTCTACGGAAAAGAACAAGTAACAGTATCTGTTAAAAAAGATGGAGTAGCCCATTCTGTTTAGATTGATATTAAAAATAAAGATAACGATGAAGTCATAGCTACTTCTACTGGCAGCAGTTTAACTACAAGAATTGTGTATGGAGTTAAATATTATGTATCAGTTCCTGATATAGACAAATATACTATTAGTGCGGAAAGCTTAGAATACACAGCTTCACAATAGATGAGGACTATAAACCTTGAATATACAAGGTATGATGAAATTACAATAGATCAAACTGTAACAGATCCTAACTCTATGATATCAGGAGATGTTAACGGTACTGTATTATAGTGGATACGTAATAACACTCATAGGTATGTTGCAAAGAAAACTGGAGATGAGTAGGTTACTATATGCCAGTTAAGCGATAATGATACTACTAAATTCTATGATAATTTAACTAGCTCCTCTGCTTACATTAGAAGTATTAATCATGGAGTATTTGTTAGAATACCTAGATTTTGGTATAAAGCTACTGAAACTAGTACTAATATTTGGAAGATAGGATTTTCTAATAGATAGCAAGATAGTACATGGAAAGAGTGGGATGGTAACGATTTAATTGGAGCTTATGAAGGCGTTGTCAATGGTTCTCAATTGCTTAGTATATCAGGTGAACCATCTACTGGTAGTGTTTCACAAATAGATTTTAAGTCATATGCTAGAACAAATGGTGTTGGATACACTCTTGTTAAATGGAAACACCATTGCATTGTAGGAGTGTTATATTACGCATTATATGGTAATACTAATTGCCAAGCTACTATAGGTAGTGGTACTAATTCTTATACTAAGACTACTGGACTTACTAATAGTTTAGGTATGAATGATTCATCAGCCTCTGCAACAGGAAATAGTGGTAGCATAAACTTCTTAGGATTAGAAAACTGGTGGGGCAATAAATACGAATTTATTGACAATGCTACGTTTAATCATGGTGGTACTGATTATAAATTTTATATAGTAGAGGATGACGGTAGTTCCAGAGAAGTTCAAGCTCACCCATATACAGGTACATTTTACCCTACTGTAATGGTATTTGGAGAGCATTTAGATCTTGTTATGAAACCTAATACTACTTCTGGAACAACTTCTACTGGATTCTGTGATATTCAGTACTTTTCAGAAGACTCTAATTAGGTGGTTCGGCGTTCTGACAACAGCTCGTTTGTCAATGGGGGTGTGGCTTTCTTGAGTACGGACGGCTCGGCTTCGAATACTTACTCGAACGGTGGTTCCCGTCTTGCCTTCAGAGGTACTATCATAGAAGAAAAAGATATAGAAACTTTTAAAACTTTAAAATAAAATTACTAAAACATGGGTAGAGGTCCGTAGGAAACTATAAGTAGTTCAACGTTCTTACAACAACTCGAATGCCAAATGGTAAAATAGCTATTAGAAAAAGAATCAAAAAGAAATTTGCTAAAAAGATTAAAACCATAAAAAGTAAAAAGAGAAAAAGAATATTAATATCTTCTTTCTATGGTTTAGCTAAGCACGCTCACTCTGGTAATTTGTTTAAAAGAATTACTGGAGTAAGTATAAAATGGTTCTAGAAGTACGGACCAAATGATATGTATAGATATAAGAAAGTTAAATAAGTAAGCCATGAGAAATTATAGTAATGCAGATATTAAATATATAGAATGTATAAATAACAAATTAAATAAGTGGAGAATACGTTGGGATATACAACCAGAATATCAACAAAATGAAGAAGGAAATCAAGAAGAAAGAGGAGTATCATTTTTAGAATGTGAGTTTAAACACAAACCATCCTTAGATGAGATAAAAGATGTAGTATTAAAATGGTACAACGATAGAATAGATTCTCAGATTTACTCTGGATTTGTATGGAAAAATATGCCAGTGTGGTTATCTAAAGAAAATCAATTTAACTATAAAGCAGCGTTTGATTTAGCAGTATAGACCAACAGTCAATCATTACCTGTTACATTTAAATTTGGTAGTGAGTATCCAATATATTATACATTTGAAACTATTGATGAATTGACTGACTTTTATCAGAAAGCCATGGATCATGTTACTACTACCTTAACAGCTGGATGGGCTTTAAAAGATTCATTAGATTGGTCAGTATATAATATAGATTGAGTTAGCAAAAAGAGCTATTACATCTCCTGTATATACTTTTACTTATAGTAACATATACATACAGGAGACGTTTCATAAATAAAATGTCAAAGGTATTTTCATATGCTAGCTAATGTTGTTAGCATTAATCTCAGAAAAAAATTAATGATTGTGTTAAGTAGAAGTGAACAAGTAATGAATCTCGCTAGACGTATATTTGCTAACGGTTACCAATCTATATTAGGTTGGTGTACTGGGATTGCAACTATAATAGCTCCAGCTGTGCCTTTAATAGGTACTGCTTTTCTGTTCATAATATTAGACTTAATCTATGGGTATAAAGTATATAGAAAATTCACAGGGCACAAAGATATTGAATCTGGTAAATTATGGAATACTTTAGAAAAACTAATGTTTGCATCAGTAATGATCGCTGGGTTTACTTTATTAGATAAGTTTATATTTATGACATATGCAGATCTGGTGCTAGCTAAAGTTGCAGCGGGTGCTGTATGTTTTGCAGAAATAATATCATTATTAGAATCACGTAAAGCGTTAAAGCCTAATTCAATAATAACAAAATTACTTTCTAAGATAATAAAATCTAAAGCAGAAAAATACCTAGATGTTGATATTTCAGATATAATAGAAGACTAGAAAAATATTAATACTATTACAAATGATACCAGTACTGATAAGCTTAGCAAAAAATAAAATTCTACAAGTTGTCAGTTGGTTTAAAAAGTATTACAAAATAATAGCAGTGATTGTCATTTCGATACTCACTGCTATTTTGTTTTATTAGCATGACTAGCTACAAAAGAAGAATTTAGAAATAGATAGAGTAACTAATAATTACGAATTCTACATGAAACAAACCGCGGAAAGTATTAAGTAGAATCAAGTATTGTAGCTTACTTTAAATGAATATAAAGAAACCAAAGATAGCTTAATATAGAAAATAAAAGCTACTTAGAAGAAATTAAAAATCAAAGAGAAGGAGCTATCTCAAGTGCAGATATAGGAGCAAGAAATAGTACATGATACTACAGTAGTAGTCAAATCAAATGACTTTGAAGTGGAAATCAAACCAAATAGTTTAACATCAATTATTATAAGTAGAAAAGATACTCTCCTTAAACATCATCTAGATATTAGAAATTCTCAAACAGTGTTTGTAGGTTAGAAAAAAATATACAAAAGATAGTATAAGAATTGGTTCTAGAGACTCCTTCACTTTGATTTTAAAAAGAAAACTATTTATAAGTACCAAATAGATAACAGTAATAAATTAATCAAAATAGAAAATACTAGAATAGTTGAATTATCAAAATGAACTTTATTAGTAATATAATTAAAATATTCAATATGATGAGAGAAAGACTGAAAATAGAACGTCATGAGGCTATGTACGGTCCACACTTCAATGAAGAATAGGCACTGAAAGCAGTCTCAAAGATGGAAAATGAAGATGGCTCTCGTGGAGAACATTGGAGTTTAGAAGAAGCTACTTCAATCGCCAATCAATACGGAATCAATCTGAAAAGTGAAAAGTTTAATAAGTATGATTGGTACGTCGCTCTCAATATGGTACGTTCAGATTACTATCGTGCAGTAGTAAATATGACAAATGGCGATCACATTAAATATTTTGTAGAACTTACAAAAGCCTGGATAAATGATAAAGACATTGATGAAGGTAAGATGTGGTATTACTATTGCTATGTTATGTGTGACAAACTTCGTAAAGAAAGTAAATCAATGCTCATGTTTGAAGATGATGAAGACGAAGAAGTGGAATACAGATACGCTCGTGGTGGTAGAGGACGTGGCAGAGGTAGAAGTGGAAGAATGCATTATGGTTATAGATTTGAAGATGACGATGATGACGAATACTTCGACCATGAAAGAGAGCGAGAAGAACAAATGATGCGCAAATACGAACCTATTCGTGATATGCGTGAAAGAAGAATATCAAGATATTAATTAATCAAAAAATTATAACTATGTACGAACCCGAAAAAATTTATGTACAAAACGCTGGCGGTATTGACGCAGGCGTAGCTGCTTTAATGCAGAATGCAAATAAAAGTATGGACCCTGCTGCTTTAATGGCTATGATGAATAATAATGGCATGGGTGGCAACGGTGGTTGGTGGTGGATTTGGATCATCCTTATCTTCTTCTGCTGGGGCGGATTCGGAGGCAATGGTTTCGGTAGAGACGGTAACGCTGCTGGACGTTTAGCTTCTGAACTGAACACAGATGCTAACACCAACTTGTTAATGCAGGCAATTAACGGTAACAAAGACGCTATTAACTCTTTGTCTACTACTTTGAACTGTGACGTAACATCTATTCAGAATGCTTTGAGTCAGATTAATTCTGGTGTAAATCAGATTTCTTGTGACTGCAAATTGTCTAGCTGTGAAGTTATAAATGCTATTACTTCAGGTAATGCTAACTTAGCTTCTCAATTGGCTAACTGCTGTTGCCAGACACAGCGTTCTATTGATTCAGTTAACTTGAATTTAACTAAGATGGATGCTGATAACCGTTTGGCTATCTGTCAGCAAACTAATAGCTTGCAAAACGCTATTACTGGTGGTTTCAATAACTTGATGACAGATAATGCTGGTAAATTCAATGTAATTGGCGCTAAGATAGATGCACAGACTCAGATGATTAATGACAAGTTCTGTCAACTTGAAATGCGTGAAATGCAGAATAAGATAGATACATTGCGTGCTGAAAAGTCAGCCTTAGAATTAGGTCTATCACAATCTGCTCAAACTGCTAATATTGTTAACCAATTGCGTCCATGTCCAGTTCCAGCTTATTTAACATGCAACCCGTTCGGATGTAATGGCGGATTTACTGGTTACGGTTACGGATATAACGACGGTTGCGGTTGTGCTTGCTAATAAGAAAGGAGGTAATTATGTTTAACCCTTTCTTTAATCCTTATAGAATAAGACGTATTGATCAAGGTGGTATACCTACTCTTGATACAATATTCTCTAATGTAGATACCACTAACAATACTGTTACATATGGTATATGTCCATTTCAATGGAGACAGTTGCCTTGCAGAGGATTGATATTACTTAATATTAATCACACAGCAACTGGCGCTAGCGAAGGATCATTAGTATCTGTAGCTACTTCTGTTAGTTCTAGTTAGGTGTCATCTAACCCTGCTAGTGTTAATACTAATAGTGGTAAAGCTTTACTAAATGGTTCTGGAGAGCAAATGCCTACCGAAGAAATTTCAACTGGTAACAAATACTTAATATATTATGACAAACGTACTGGCGTATTTCAAACTATAAATCACATTGTAGCTCCAGCTACAGCGTAAACTAAATAACGAAACAGGGCTATCTTAACGGTAGCCCTTTAAACCAATTCATTATGCTATTCAATCAATTAAAAATTGGAGATCACGTCCATGTATTAGAAGTTCTAGGAACTTTTAAAAAGACTACTGTTTATAGTCTCGGTTCTATTACTTAGGTTTCAGGTCCTTACGATGAACCTCTACCTCAAGGTTAGTTTGCATTACCTGGATAGAATAGAAGAAAACTAGTAGATATATATGTTAGTTGTAACGGAGAATCTAAGAAATTATCAGTTCCATAGGATAAGTCAATAATTAATGATAACTCTATCGGTCTTACTATAGCTACAGATAAAACAGAAATAGCTAATATGGTTAGATAGAATTACAACGAGTTTAAAGCTAAGAAAGAAGCAGCTGCTAAATATGATGAAGAAATGGAAAAGTGCAAAGCTATCTTAGATTAGTTAGATGCTGAAATAGAACCACAAATTACTGCACCGTAGATAGACAATAGTAAAGAAATAAACGATATTAAAAATGAGATAACTGATATTAAGAATACTATAGCTGAAGCTAAGAAGATGTTCATGGGAGGATTTCCTAAACCACCAGCTATGAATTTCCCAGTTCCTCAAAACAAACCGTAATAATAAGGTAGACAATTTAGTCTACCTTTTTTATTGTACTTAGTTTTAGGAACAGCTATTAGTTACAACGTAGGAATGTACCTACCTTATATTAAAATCACACAGTGAGCCTTAAAATGCGTTTAATCACTATTATAATTATAATTAATACATATTAATATGACATTAAACGAGCTTGTTCAGGATGTATTACTTGAAGCTAGAAATAATCAGATAACTGAAAGTGAAAAGCTAAGTAGACATCAGATTGAAATATGGATAAAGTCTTATCGAGCAATGCTTATAAAATAGGACATAGATAAAGGTAGAACAGTAAATCCTTTATATACTCAGACTATTAAGATGCATCTCGATAAAGTAGAAGAAGAGACTGGTCATCTAGAATATATAGGAGACAAAGAATTGCCTACATTAATAGATTTTAATTTTAGACCTGGAGTAGTATCTGTAAAAGATATGTTTGGTAATTTAATATAGCTAGGGTCTGAAACTAAGATGAAACTACAGAGATACAGAAAGTATACATGCAAAGATTACATAGCATATGTTAAAGGCAATAGAATATATGTAGAGGGTGATGCCAATCAGTTAGAATATATAGAAGTAGAAATAATAGCAGAAGATCCTACTGATTTAAAACTATGCTACAACCCAGAAACAGACGAGTATCCTTTACCAGCAGCTATGTGGGGTACAATAAAAGATATGATCTTTGCAAAAGACTTTAGAACTATGAGTATGCAACCTTCTGATACTACTAATGATAGTAAAGATGACTTATAGAATGTTTATAATCCTAATGTAAATAGAAGAGTAAGAAGATGAATGAACTAAATAAATCAGCGAATAAAACAGCTTCTTATACTATTCCTTCATTCTATAATAACTATTTAAGTAGTATAGAACCAGATACAGTATATGATATACCATACTCTATTTATAGATAGATAGTAACAGACTACTTTTAGTATATTAGAGATGAATTGTTAGAAAATAGTAAAGAAGTAAAGCTACCATATAGACTTGGATCAATATAGATAGTAAAACACAAACCTAAACATTATGACAGTAGAAGTCTTAGAATTGACTACAAGTCTACAAAAGAATTAGGAAAGCTAGTGTATTTGACTAATGAACACTCAGATTGGTTTAAATATCGAATTTACTGGAACAAACAAGATATGATAGTAGCAAATAAGAGTAAGTATTAGCTTACTTTAACTAGAGCTAATAAAAGACATCTAGCTTAGCTTATAAAAAATAAAATACACGATTACGAAGAAATTTAACTAGCCAATTATAGAATTATGATATATAAAATGGTATCCTCAAAAGCTGTTATAGCTAAAGTAATAGCTGACTTAGGAATGGATGAGGATGATATAAAAATAACAGATATTTAGGAATGGATTGGAGAAGCTGTATCAAAGATAGGTTCTGTAAATTAGCTAGATCATAAAGTGGTTAATATACCACTAAAAGGTTATCAAGCTAAGTTACCTTGTGACTTAGAAAAATTGAATACAGTAGCATTTTCATTCTGTGATTGCGGTGGTTGGCTTCCAATGAGAAAAACAACTAGCGCATTTAGTGTTTATAGTAGGTCTTGTGAATAGTCTTGCTGTGATATGTTAGTACAAGATGAAGCTTTAATACCAATGGTAAAAAATATGTTTAATCTTACTAATGATAGACAAGCTTTAGACAAACTAAATGAAGATGACAATCTAAGATCTACACTTAGCTCTTTACTAAATCAATATACAGTGTGTAGCAGTAATGGTAAAATAATGGGAGTAGCTAATAATACTAATTTTAGTAATTCTCTACAGTATGATATCAAACCTGGTTATATCTTTTGCAATATACCAGAAGGTTGGTTAAAGTTATCATACTATGCTACATATACAGATGAAGAAGGAATGCCAATGATACCTGATAATCCTTCTTACTTTGAAGCCATTTATTGGTACGTTGCTATGAAGTTACTGTATATCGAATATTTTAAAGGAAATAAACCGTAGCATATATACTATGATGCTAAAAGTTCATGGAACTTCTATAGAAAACAAGCTTATGCTGAATCTCTTATGCCTAATGCAGATGAAATAGAAAGCATAAAGAATACTTGGACTACTCTAGTGCCAGAAGTAATGGAGCATGATACATTTTTTAGTGCTACTGGTGATAGACAACATATATATAATTAGAACTTTAGTAACTTATGGAAATAAATAGTCAAGTAAACACTTTTGAAGGGGGTATGAATATGGATTCAGACATCAGTATGTTGAGAAATAATCAATATAGATGGGCTGAAAATATTCGTTTACTCACTGACAATGCTGGTACTACTGGAGTTCTATAGAATATAGAAGATGTAAGACAGTATGAAAATGGATTAGGTGCTTCAGAAATAATACTAGGTACAGCAGTCACTAGGTGGTACAATAAAGCTAAAGGTATAGTAGAAGAATGTGGTATAGTTATTACTAAAGAATTATACGAAGGAGATTATATTAACAACATCTATGCTGTTACTGATTTTGATAGTATTAAACCAACCTGGAATTTAGTAGTATCGGCAGAAATGGATTTAATTAAAAAGGTAGCTATTGTTAGTAATTACGAAACTGAGAGTGTAAGTAAGATATACATATCTGATGGAGTGTCAGCTATTAAGTGTGTCAATATATCTAAAGAATATAACACTACTAAATCTAATCACATTACTGATAACACTTACTTCGATTTATTACCTAGTTCTACTATAGCTCCATTTATACTAGAATCTATGACTACTGGTAGTTTACCAGCTGGTATGGTATAGTATTGTTACCAATTATTTACTACGCATGGTAGTGAGACTGCTACATCGTCATTGAGTGCAATGATACCTATAATATCTGATAATAGTAACAGATCTAAGACTGTGAATGGAGATCCTAAAGATACTATGACAGATAAGGGTTGTTTACTAAAAGCTACTATGTTTAATGATGGTAGATTTGAAAGAGTAAGAATAATAAGCATTCAATATTTAACTAATAATCAAGCTCCTAGAATATATATAGTAAATGAATGTGACTTACCAGAATCAGAATCTGGTACTGTAACATTTACTTATAATGATAATGGTACTGGTTATATTAGTGAATTAAGTATAGAGGAATTTAATGATCTAGTGCCATTTGAGTTCAATGCGAAGAGCATAGCTAAAATGAACAACAGACTATTTGCTTCTAACATACAGGAATTAACTTGGGATGTAGACTATGACGCTAGAGCTTATAGGTGTAATAGTAAAGGAATTGTTAAGTTAAATTCTAGTATATCTGATAATATTGAGCTCCCGCTTAAACAAATATTAGATCCACTAAATGACGTAATTATTCCTAAATAGCACGACTGTATAAATCCTATGAATAGTCAGACTGTCTATCCCAATGATGTAGATAGTGAATACGCTTATGGTTTTGATGTAGAAACAAACACCGCTGAAGAACCAGAACAGTCAGAAGAACAACCAATAGTAGCTAAAATTAGAGGAGGTAAAGGGTTTAATATATCTTATAGATTCATTATTGCAGACCTAATAGAATCGGATGGTTCTACAGTATCAGATGGAGAAAGCAATAAACCGTTTATTGGATATAACCTCGAATTGAGTTCTATGCGTAGAACTACAAACAGTATACAATTAAGATGCCCAGAAACTAATTCTATAGTAGCTGTTTCTAATATTAGCACTCCTGGATCTAGAATAAGAAATTATTGTGACCCATTTTATGTTGCTAACTTCTTAGGCTATCAAAGAGATGAAGTATACAGATTTGGTATAGTGTTCTACAATAATAAAAATATTCCTTCTCCAGTACATTGGATAGGGGATATTAGATTTCCGTCAGCTGATATTCCAGGATATGAGCCTTTTACTTTTGGTGGAACTGTAGATGGAAGTGGTAACTATGAATTAGTATCACATCCTCTCGGTATTCAGTTTCAAGTAAGCAATATACCTACAGACGTAACAGCATACGAAATTGTAAGATGCGACCGTACTATATCCGATAGAACAGTAGTAGCTCAGGGTTTATTAAATAGAACAATTAGATATAACGGATGGGCAAATTCTGATGATTATGTTTATAGTAGGCACACATTAGGTCCTATGGATAGAAGACCAGCTATTATGCCTACATTCTCAGCATCTAAAAATACAGCATTTGCGCAAGGATATTATGTTATTCAGGATAATAGAATGGAGCAGCAAAAGAAACAATTACAAAATCCATTTGATACTAACGGAGTGTTTGATTTAGTAAGCCCTGAAATATGTTTCAATAAAGAAAAGTCTGAATAGATAATAACATCTGATGCTAAAATTGTCCCTTTATATTGTGGTATGTGTGCTACCTATTGTAATGATGCAGGCAACGAACACCATAGATGTGGTATACCTTTTACTGGAGTAATAAATATTACTAGTACAGAATATCAAAAGAACCCATTTGGAGGTATAGCTTCAGAAGCAAGCCATGTTGATGATAAACCTGCATTAGAAAATGGTGTACTAGACGGATTTGAATAGAACGGCACTGAAGAAAGCGGAGGCATATGTAAATACTATCAGTTCTTTACTAAAGAATACGCTAACTACTAGAATTCTAACAATAGAATTGCATTTGATATTAATAGTGCTATAAAAACTACTAATATATCACCTTACACAGATTTAGAAGGAGCTAAAGGTTATATAGATTATATAGATAAATACTCTTATGTTAACTGGTCAATAGGATCGTATGAAGCTTGGGGTCCTCATGGTGTTAACATGGTAGTTACTTCTAATAACTTATACGATACATATAATGGAATATCAAGAACTCCATACGGATCTAAATATTCTTATAATGCTGTACTATTTGTTAACATAAAAAAAAGAGCTGCACAATATGGTGGTGATACTTATGCTAATAGACAAAACTCTGTCTATATAAGTACTAATACTTATGTAAAACCTACTTGGGATGACTATAATAATCCTATTTGCTTTGGTGGAGATACTTACTTAGGAGTATTTGACTATTCACATACTTTGTTGTTTACTAAGAATGTGTCTACTGATATGAATGGCTATAAGAGATACGTTGGATGTTATATACCGCTGGAATCTAGTGTTAACTTATATTATAGAAACGATACTCACTTCAGTCAAGAAACATTACCTTCTAGAACAGGAGCTACAGTTGGTTCTGCTAATATATATTATACTACAGAACCTGGAACTCTGAATACTATATCTGCATAGAGTGTACCTATGTATGCATACAATGCAGCATATTCTAGTTCTAGTACTAGTAAAAGCTATATACAAAAGTCTATGTATGCTGAAGATGATATTAAGAGTTCTAATAGAATTACATGTTCTGAGTTAAAGACAAATAACGAACAAACAGATAGTTGGACTAAATTCAAGTTTGCTAATTATTTAGATGTAGATAGTTCTTATGGACCAATAACTAACTTAAAAGTATTTAAAAATAGGTTATATTATTTTTAGGATAGTGCAGTTGGAATAGCATCAGTAAATGACAGATCTCTTATAAGCGATAATAATGCTGGAGCATTAGTGTTAGGTACAGGTGGTATACTCACTAGATTTGACTACTTGGTTACACTAAATGGAGATAGTATAGTAAACGATAAGAGTATTACTAATTCAGAGACTACTATATACTGGTATGACCTTGATAAGAATGTGTTATGTTCATTAGGTAACGGATTTAACGAATTGTCTAAAGTTAAATTCGTTTAGACTTACCTTAATCGTTTGCCAGATAAAGCTAGAACTAATCCAGTATCATTTTACGATAAGAAATACAATGAAGTATGGTTCAGAGTATACGATAGATCTCTCATATTCAATGAACAGTTAGGAGTATTTACATCATTCTATACTCATAATCCAAATTGGTTCTTCCCGTTTTCTACTAGACTTGTTACTATAAAGAATAACAACTGTTATTACTTACATAATATGTATGATGTGAATAGTGAAGTAAAAGAAGAGAGAGTTTCTTATATTAGATTTGTAGTTAATAAAGATATGGCTCAGACTAAGGTATTTGATAACCAATGGATGTACGCAGATCTTACAGACCCAACTAATTAGGATCAAACTAAGATATTAAAGAACATATATTTCACTACTAAAACTTAGGAAACAGAACCAATTAATTGGGAGAATATAGATCACAGAGAGGACAATTATAGATTTCCAATCGGTAGAGAAAAATAGAATGACCCATATCAATAGGAATAGACTAACATGTCTTACGCTGGTAGAATGAGAGGAAAATATTTGATATGTAATTATACATTCGATTGCAATAATAACAAAGAGTTTAAGCTTCCTTATGTGAAGACAACTTATAGATATTCTATGCTATAATATGAAAAAGAAAATAAACATACCTAAATATGCATACGGAGTAGATTAGATAACCGATGCAATAGGTGCAGGATTAAATATGATAGGTAATGCCACATAGGGAAATTAGGTTACAGCTGGTGGTATATTAAGTGGAGTAGCAGGTGGAGCTATGGCGGGTGCTCAGTTTGGAGTACCTGGAGCTATTATAGGAGGAGGATTAGGTTTAATAACATCTTCTATGGGAACTGGTGGAGATGTAAATGAACAAACAGGTGAAGTTACTAATCCATCTGGTATAGCTGGCTTATTTGGTCATAGTAAGAGATACTTACAGAATAGAGGAGCTAAGATAAGAAATGGTATACAAGCTAGATCCAATGCAGAACAAATAGCTTCTGATTACTATATGAATAATGGTTATAATAATTTATCGCTATCTAAAGGTGGTATTGTTCCATCTACTATGGCTTACTTAGATGATGGAGAATTAATTAGAACTCCAGATGGTACAATAGGCTCAATACCAGAGGAAGGTAAACCAACTGATTCTAATTTACTTAATGTACCAGTAGGAACTCAGGTACTAAGTGACAAGTTAAAAGTTCCAGGAACTAAAAAGACATTTGCTGAAATGGGAAAGAAATTAATGAGAAAAGCAAAAGAAGGTGGTGATATTTATGCTCAGAATAGTAAGAGATTAAATGAGCTTAATAATCAACTGGCTTATCAAGAACTATTAGAATTGCAAGAGTCAGTAAAAAACAAAGCTTCTAATAAAGCTAATAAGTATAGTAAAGGTACAGATAGTAATGGCATTTCACCTAGAATTAAACCTTACAAATATAATACTAATATGAGTAAATTTCCATATTGGGACAGTACTACAAACAATTATAAACCTGAATATCTTAACTGGGTTAATAATATTACAGATCAGGATATAAAGGATATTTATAGTGGTAAATACGGTGATATGTCTACTTATTTAGGTAAAAACAAAGGAGTAATACCTACTGTGCAAGAAGCTAAAGCTTTGATGACGGATAAAAAGTATGGAGACTGGCATAAAATTGGACAAACATTTGCTACAGCTAAAAGTAGAGAGTCCCAAAGTATTCCTAATAAAACTAGATTTGGTAGAAATACTCAAGACTTTAGTAGAACACCTATTACAGTGAATGCTCCAATAGGTAATGTAGATTCTTCTAACGAAAGAGGATCTTATTTTAATTACACTGGTAATCCTGGTAAAATAAATGTTAATAGAAAATTAACCCCGTCTAGTGCTGGAGTATAGAATTCAATAGATCCTGCTAATTTAGGAGGATTAATGAGTAACTTAGCTGCTTTAGCTGGTCCTATAGGTAATATATCAGTAGGTAGACCAGAACAAGTAGATACTTATACATATGACCCAGTTTATGGTCCTACCGAATATAACATAGATCCTTTACTTAATTAGATTGCTTCTAGTGATGCTATAGCAAGATACAACATGGCTAATATAAATCCAAATACAGGAGCTAACATGGCGTTTGGTATACAATCAGCAGTAAATAGAAACAATGCAATAGCTAACGCATACTCTCAAAAGAATAATGCTGAAAATCAAATGGCATTTAATAATGCACAGATAGCAAATCAATGGGGACAACAGTATGCTAATGCAAGACATATAGCAGCTAATGAATAGGCTTAGAATGATGCTACAGCTAGAAATATACGTAGACAAGGTTATGGTGATTTATCTACAAGATTGCAAGCTATCAGTAGAGACAAGCGTTTAATGAACAGAGATTAGGCAATGCTAGAAGCTATGTTGCCGTATTTAGAATATGGTATGACGTCCAAACAATTAAAAGAATTACACAGTAGATTAAGTTATGGCAGTTAATAGATTTGATAAACCAATAGAAAGTGAGTATATTAGTCAGTATACTCCAATTCCTTTTGAATAGCTATATGCTATAGGTAAGGCAAATAACGAAAGAGTAGATAAAGCTTACAACGATTTAGCAAACCAATTTAGTAAATGGGGTGAATTTAGATCACCATCAGCAGTAGATACAAAAAGATTTTATGACTATACGATTGGAGCTGCTCAAGGCATAGTGAATCAATTAGCTGCAAACCCTGATTTGATAAAAACTGCTGAAGGTCGTTCGATGATACAATCTTTTATAAACTCTAGACCATATAATGAGTTAAGCCAGTTGCAACAAAGTCGTGAAGGTATGCTTTAGAGATAGGCTGCTAATCAAAAGTTAATGTTAGCTGGTAAATACAATCCGTTGTGGCACGATGTAAATTTTACAGATTATGATACGATCAATAGTAAGATATATAATGATATTGCCCCATTAGCTTATAAATCTGAAGTAGATCTTGTAAAACCATATGTAGATAATTTGAAGTCAGAATTTATAAGATCTGATGGTAGTTACGATTACTTAGGAGTATCTACTGATAGAACTGATGAGCAAATAGCCAAAAATATCTCTTCTATATACAATACACCAGAAGCTCAAATGCATATACAATCTTTAATTAAACAAGGATTTAGTAAAGATCAAGCTAACGCATTATTTGCAGATAGGATTTATAGAGCTGGAAGAGAATTTGCTTATGAAGGTAGAGAAGCAAACGAATTTGCTAAAATGAGATACAAACACAATTTAGATAATTCATAGCCAGATTAGGATGGTCCGTGGTATTTAACTGAATCTTTAGAATATAATGGTTTAGAGAAGTTTAATGTAGCTAGAGATAACTATTTGTCTAATAATCCTAATTATGAAAAACTAAGAGCAGATATTAATAGTGATGATCAATCTGTTAGACAAATAGCAACTAACTAGCTTAAATCAATAGCAAATGCCGCTACTCCTCGTAATATGTTTAGAGATATTATGAATAAATATGGAACGGAAAAGGATGGTAAGCTACAAATATAGAGCGATAAAATTGATTATGCAGTTAATGATATATTCAATAATTTTGGTAGAGTTAGCAGAAATGCTCCATTAAATGACTTACTTAGTAATACTATACAAGGAATAACAAAAGATGAACAAAATACACCACTAGGTAAACGTAGAGTAATATCTGGAGGAGAAAATTTAAATTTAACATCTAGAGTTATATCTGAAATAGCAGGATTTGAATCTGTAGGACCTAGTAGAAATAAGGTTATCAATGCTTTAAAATCAGGAAATTTTAACAATATGATACTGATGAGTAATGATTACATGATGACTTTACCAACTATAGAAAATGGCGAACAGAGCACTTTAAACTTACAAAATATAAAAGTTGCTATATCTGAAGATGACATTAAAAATGCAGGTCTTACTGATGATGATATGAAGAAAGCTGGTGCTGTAGTATAGACATCTAAACAATAGATATCAGATAGTGAAACGCATAACTTATCAGGAAAAACATCTGGAGAAAAATCTGAGTTAGGAGAGCAAATTGCTAAGAAATGGAGTAGTAATACTACAAGAACTATTAGACCTGGAATTAAATATTATATATTAGATTTAACAAATACGATACCAACTAGAGGTGTTGACGCTGAATACTTGAATTAGCAAGCTCTTAAAATGAATTTGACAGGAACTGTGTATTCTGGATTATATCCTGATGTACAAAATAAATCTTTCGGATTTAAATAATAACAATATGGCAAAAAAGCAAACATTTACTGTGGGTAGTAAAGATAATATGAGAAGTAGGCTTCAAGAGTTAAAGGATTATACATTTAATCCTTTAACTGGAGTTAATATACCTGAAGAACAATATGAATTTAATATGGCTTAGACTGAACCATTAGAAACATATTCTTTAGAAGAAACTCCTTAGTAGAAACAAAAAGTATCTACAGAAGATGCTAGTTCCACAAAGAATGGAATAGTACCCAACTTTATAGCAGATCCAGTATTCTCATTTATCAATGGTATTCAATAGGATATAGTAGAAAGATCTACTGGAGATAAACTATTGAACGATAAAGAAAGAGGTGAATTAGAATTTCAAAAAGTATTTCTTGAAACTGAAAGAGAAATGAAGTTGCTAGACCAGCAACTTAATCGTGCTTATTTAGATAAAGACACTAATAAAGTTCATGAACTCTATCCTTAGTATAAGGTAGCGTTTGATACATATGTTAGTATGCTAGATGAATATAAAAAAGTAGCTAGTAAATATTATAATAAATACGGATATCAACCTACTATAGAAGCTAGATTACAAGCTCTTAATGAAGGTATTTCTGAAAAAGAACAGAAAAGTAAAGAGCTTGGGGAAGACATTCAGTTTGGTAGAAATATAATTCATTATACTAATAATATATATTCTGTCACAGACTAGTGGAAAAAATTAGAACAAGAAGATTGGATGTATCAAGTACCTAGAGCTCTCGGTACTTCTTTTTCTTCTATACAGGCTACAGCAGTTAATTATGCTGCTGTAGCTGGAGCTAATTATCTAACAGCTCAAGCTGCTGCTTCTCCAGCAGGACCGTATTCTCCATTAATTGCAGGTGGTGCAGCGTTGATAGGAGCTGGTGTCACTGTAGGTACTGAAGTATGGTCTAGGGATAGGGAATCTCTATCGGAAGTAGCTAATAATTATAAACAAAACGTGTACGAGTACGCTAGTAAGAATAACATAGACATAAATAGAATAGCTGATATAGGTAGAGACGAATTAAAACGTATAACTGGTGTAGAATATTCTAATGATAAGAATTCTTCAAATTATAGAAGTAACGATGAAGTATTTGAAGATATGTTGGCGTATGATATACCTACTGGTAATGCAGAACTAGATGCGCTAAGATATAGTACTAAAAATAATTTGAAGGATATATATAATCGGAATATGTCTCTGGCTGTCAGCGATGTGGCTCAAGCTGCTACTATAATTCCTGGGGCAGGTAAAGTATTTACTAAAGTACTAGGTAAACTTAATCTACCAGAAAGAGCTATTGATAGTACGGTCAAAGTATTAGATAAGGCAATTGATTATACTACTAAGAAAGTAGCCCCTAAAATGTCTAAGGTAGCCAAACATAGATTATCTAAATACGTGTTAGAACCTACAGTTAGAATAAGTGCTAATGCCGCATTAGAAGGAGTTGAAGAAGTAACACAATACATGATTGGTAATCGTATGAATGAATAGGATGTGCCTGATACCGATCTGTATAACCCCATTGATATAGCTACCATGTTTATGGAAAACAACGCTATGGCTTTAAAAGGTTTAGCAGCTGTAGCTGGTATTAGTGGCGATCCAGCTTTAGATGGAAATAAAGAGTTGGTAGATAACTTTAAAGTAGGGGCAGCTATTGGTTTACTTATGGGTGGTGGAACTACAGCTGTAAATACTATTAATAATATAAGATCTTATAATGCAGGCACAGAATTATCTAGAAATTTAATGGCAGAACATATATCTGCAAAAGAAGATATATATAAGTACATTCAATATGCTAATAAAGCGGATAAGAGAATGCTTAATAAGGAAGCATTTTTGGATGCTATAGATCAACAAATAGAATCTGCTAGTATACCAGATGGATGGACTAAGTAGGATTTAGAGAATGAAAAGAAAAATATATCTTCTATATATGATATCATAAAGAATAATAGTAAAGTAAGAGAGTTTAAAGGGGAAGATAGACATATTGCAGCTGCTATATATAAGCATAAAACAGATATGTATAATAAAGCTATATCTGATTATGAAACTCAAATAAGAGATATATCTCAAAGCTATAATTCTATTAATTCTGAAATAGATAATGTATTAAGTAGTTTATCTGATAGTAGCATTGATAGTGAAAACGCATTACTGTTAAAAACTTATTTGTTAGATAAAGCAAGACTGGAAGGAATTAAAAATTATATCAAAGTATTAGAAGAATCTTAGATAGTAGATAAGGATAAACTAGACGAGTTCTATATAGCTGAAAAGAGTATAGAAAGAGATTTATCTAATTTGTTAGATATTAAAGATAAGTTCTCTATAAATCCTGACAATGTTATTTTGAGCTCTAGAGATAATATTGAAGCAAATGCTGTTAAAAGTATTTTAGCAGAAATTGCATTAACAGATGCTAAACAATCATATAAGAAATTTATAAATAGCGATAAAGCCTTAACTAAGGCTGTCTCTATGTATAAGAATAGTATTACTGAAGATACTACAAATCAAGATGAATAGATTCAAGAAGAAGAAACTCCGCAACAAGAACCTGCTAATATTGATGAAGAAGAAACTCCAGATACTATAATATTACAAGATAGTATTGATAAAGCGCAACAATCAGTAGATGAAATTCAAGAACCGATTAATTAGCAGTCTGATACACTTGAACAGACACAGCAACAACTAACAGGAGAAACTGAAGAAGAGGAAAAAGCTGTTTCTTAGCCCACTCAAGTTCCTTCTGAACAACCTGTTCAAGAAGAAGAAAAAGAAGTTACATCTCCTAAATCATTTTGGGAACTAGGTACAACTGTAGATACAAATGAAGACTATGAAGGGTTAGTAGAAGAAGAATTAACTGAAGAAGATCTAATTAACCCTGAAGAAACCATATCAGAAGATAATACTAATAACGTAGCAGACAACCCAGAAGCTACAGCAGATCAAAATGCATCTGATTATGAAGGTACATAGAGTGTTGAAGATATACCTTCTGTTTAGGAACAGCCTTCAATGCATACAGAAGAAATCATTCCACAAACTCATACTGTTACTAGTAATGCAGAACAACCTTCTGCTCCTGTTACTGAACAAGATATAGAAGATAGTAAAGTATATGATACTGACGATATTTAGGTTAATGATGAAGAACCTACTGAATTAGTATATGGCACTTTGTATTATCAACCAGATAACGATTAGCCTATGTTTAAAGGTTACGAGTCTGGAAGATCATTAAATGAATATCTATCTACTCCAGGAATGCTAGCTGAAAGTAAAATTACGGCTAAAATAGGTCCTAAAGATTCTAAATTTGGTTCATATGATCCTACAAATAAAGCCACTTGGGATGAAGCTCCTATATATATAGAAATAGAAGCCAAAGATGGTAGGAAGTTTATGGCTACTTTAAAAACAATTGAAGGAGCTAAAGGTATATACAGAACTCACGGTAGAGAATTATCTAAATCAGAAGAAGATAGAATTCGCGAATTACGTAATCAAATTATTGAAGCTAAAATTAATGACCCTAACTGTGAAATAACATTTAAAAATATTACTATTACTAATGGTAATTTTAATGTTAATAGAACAGAAGAAGGAGCAGTAATAAACAGAAATTTATTAGATATATAGTCTCTAGGAGTTAAAGACTTATACAATATATTAGATTCAGAAACTAAATTCGGTATAGGTAAGGGTGTAGCAGATCATTTTATAATCATGGATAGAAACGGTCTTCCAATGAAAGGTAAAGGTGGATCTGGTAAAATATTTGTATATCCGCCTGCACAAAACACACCATCTGGAGTTACTAGAAATATTAAATTAAATGAAGCTAAATTTAGTAATTAGGACGGAAGTCCGTCAGAATTAGCTAGGTATCTTGCAAATGTAATATTATATAGACAAACTGATAATGAATCAGTATATCCAGAAGATATAATACGTCTTGTAGTTAATTATGGTAATTCTACTATATTAGATCCTTCTGACCCAAGGTACGCATTTTTAGCTGACAAATAGTTCTTTGTAAACTATAAAGAAGGGTGGGCGCAATTAGGTAAAGAACAAATTCCTTTATCTAAATTAAGAACTAAAGATGGATTCGATGATCTTGTAGAATTTATTACTGATAATCTACATTGGAACACAGAAAAAACTTTATTGTGGGACTTCTTACCAAAATCGTTTAAGGAAGCAATGATAGATGATAATGTAGATTATTTAGAATTAGCTCCAGGATTAGAATTTGATTTAGAAGATGTTGGTTTGAAGAGAATTAATGGAAAATTATTAACTGACGAAGATAATCCAAACGGTCTTACTACTTTAGCTTATCTAATTAAACATGGAAAATTACTAAGTGACTTATAGGATAGGTTATTTACTAGACCTTATGTGTATATTGATTCTCCAATAGTATCCTCTAAACCCACTGAACAACAAAAGAAGTTAGAAGCAGAAGTTCAATCTCCTACTAAGAAGAAATTTAGTTTATATGAAACTCCAACCTTTGATTCTACTGAAGAATTGAGCAGTAAGACTGAGGATAAATCATATGATGAGTTTACAGATGCTGATTCTGATGCTGTATCTAGTTTCTTAGGATTAGATGGAGCTCCTAAGATATTAAACAGTAACTAGTTAAAGCAGAGTAAGTCCATTAACACTAAAAAAGCTAAGAGATGGTTACAGAAAAAGTTAGGTCTTACTGATGAACAAGTAGAAATAACTGATGGAGTTATTAGAGAATTCGCCAATGGCTCTGCTGTGTATGGTATAGTTAGAGCAGATAGTATTTCTATATCTAACAAAGCTATAGAAGGGGTGCAATATCATGAAGCTTGGCATAGAGTATCTTTACTTATGTTAGATAAAAATACTAGAAATAAGTTGTATGATGAATTCAAAAAACAAAATAATCAGTATAGTAATTTGAATGATAAACAATTAGAAGAAGTAATAGCAGATAGATTCATGGATTATATGCTTAATGATAAAGAATCGACTTTAAGATACTATATCAATAAGATATTCCGTAATATTAAAAAATTCTTACATATTAATTCTAATATTGATCCCACAAATCTTAATAAAATATTTGATGCTATTAAGTACGGAGATTTTTCTAATTACTAGCTTAATGAAGAATCTATTAAAGACTTCTTAAACTCGTATACTGATGGAGCTTATTATAAGGTTGGTCCTAATAAGGATATAACTTTAAAGCACTTTCCAACTTTACAAGACTTCCATTCTGCATTAGATAGTTTAAAGGCTTGTTTGTTCATAGCCAATGGTGCAAAATATATATCAGATGTATAGAATCTAAGTAACACAAAGCTTAAGAATCTTTTATAGTCGTTTATTAAGTCAAATAGAACTACTGTTGAATAGAAAGAAGCATTACAAGAAATAGTAGATAACTTTGATGTATTTATGTATCATCTACAACCAATGCTTGAACAAATGGGAATTAGATCCATAAATCAAAATATGGATGAAGAATTCCTAGATAGAGAAAGTAATGGTATATAGAACTACGATAAAGCTGGGTATGAATTCGATAAGAAGAATAATGCATTAGCTAGCGCAAAAATGTTCTTTGCTACATTATCTGATACATATTTTAGTTATAAAGATGTTAGTGGAGTAAAAGCTAGAACCCTTAGTACTAGAATTAATACTATTACAGGATTACCTATGATTGTTAACTATGATACAGCTTACGCTCTAATTCTTAAAAACTTAAGCACTGTAGAATCATTTAGTACCGAGCCAGGGCAAGATCCAGAAACTTCTTTATTAGGAAGATGCGCTAGGTTAGCTAAAGGAAATGCATTCTTTGCTTTCTTATATAAGAGATTAAATGGAGATATAGATATAAATCTTCAAACATAGATATTACAAACAGTTAAGAGTTTTGATTAGAATTTCGTAGAAGTTCATTATCAACAAACTGAACAAGGTACATCATTTGTAATAGACGATGGTATAAATAAAAGATCTACCAAGATGTATCCTTCTACTTGGTCAGATTTATTTTTTAATTCTTCTCTAGTAGAAAGAACTGAAACTGAAACAAAACCTAACAAATCTGAAATAAATGCAGTTATAAGTAGATTTAATGAATTGTACAAATAGGTAGAAGATAATAGAAATACTATCACTAATACTGATGTAGATATTTATATTAATGAATTAGTTAATATATTGAACTCTATTGGAATCACTGTAGATCACGATACTATAGAAGGATTGCTACCTAATGACAGACCTTATGGTATATCTAAATTAATATTAGGTAATGAAGCTGGAGCATTAAAATATTTATTTAATGGAACACTTCAGAATCTCATAGATAATAAGACAAAATATACTAATAAAAAAGGTATAGCTACAGTTAGACAGTTAGATTAGATATACATGAACTTAGGTAAGAGCAACTTTGTTAATGTATTAGCTCAAGCTCAAGCTGTAACTCATCCTAGTGACACTGAAATATCGGTATTAGGTCCTAACAATAATATTATATTTACTAAGACTTTAAATTGTTTTGTATCAGACCAAATTAGATGGCTTAATAATCACGATGACGCTACTTTAAAAGATTTAAATGCAGATACCTATTGTAGAAGTTCTTTAATTTTATCTGCCGTTAATAATAATAGCCCTATTAAATTAAATACTTTTGTTAATTTCTACGGAGAGAATAGAGGGGATAAAGGTAGAGATTATCTAAGTATTTCACCTGTTGAGGATTACTTAGCTAAAATGACATTTACTTATAATAATCATATTATATTTCCAACTATGGCTGATAAAAAGACATGGTTTACTATTAGTGGGGTTGGATTATTTAATAAGGAAATGTTAATTACTTAGATTGGTAATAGTTTAAAATTACAATTTAATAGAGGAGCTATAAAACACTTGTACCGTTCATGGGAGGATGAGTATAATACTATTGTAGAATATTATAACTCTTTGCAAGATGTAAAGCGACCTGTTAAAAATTATCATACTTCGGGTAAAGGTGGTTTATTTAGACATTTTACTGGATATTATACAAAAATAGATGGTAAACTTAAATGGATAGATTTAAATGAAAGAATTAAAAATTCAGTAAAAGACGGAAGTGTAGTACAAGTATTAGAAGATATAAAATAGGAATTATTTACAACTCCGAAAGATACTTTTTAGAAAATCAACGACAATCTTCATATGCAACTTAAGCAAGAAATAGATACTTGTGAGAAGCTAGGCATAATAGAAAGAGACAAAAAAAATCCAAAAGTAATTAAAAATAAACTTTTGGACAATGTAGTATTAAATAAGTTTAAAGAAATATATTTAGCGCATCCAAATAATAATGTATCTAGTCAGGCAGAAAGATACGCCATTTTAACTATGATTGGTAATCATATGATAAACTATAATATATCTGTACTAGAAACAGAAAAAATATTTACAGGAGATGTCGCTTTCTTTAAAAACGATGACGATAAGATCAAACGTTTAGGAGCTGTATTGTCTACTGGAGACAATCTAAGAACTCAATGGTATACTAGTGTAGATAAGAATATTAAAGAGTATAGAAGGTTGTAGAATAGATAGACTTACACAAATACTACTATTAATGATAACGAAATACCTAGTAGACAACACAAAGAACTAGAAGATTTATTTACTTTCTCTAATACTAGAAAATTACTTATTGAAAAAGAAGGTTTAACAGAATCTCAAGTAGATGAGTTAATGAAAGACCCTAAATCAGCAGAAGAAAAATATCCTATAGTATTTCAGTTAGCTAAAGATTTAGCTATAGAAGATGCATCAGCATATGGCATGAACAAAAAGGGTACTAAAGGTAATATCAATCAAGCAGATGCCGCTGTGTATATTAGACCTCAAATGTATAGAGACATTGTTAAGATGCTTGGAGAATGGGATGATGAAATCGAGGAAGCATTTAACATAATGGAGAGTGATACAGATTGGTTGAATGACGCTGAGTTATATGCTAAATCTTTAAAGACATTAATCAAACCATTAAAGACTACTTATTTTGGTTATACGTATGATGCTAATTTAAAACATTGTATACCAGTATTCAATAAGATGGCTATGTTTCCTATGTTTAAAGTATTAGCTACTGGAGATAATAGAGAAATATACGATAGAATGAATGCTATTGGCAAGTATAAGGGACTTACTCCTATTGATCAAGTAGCATTTGAATCAGCTGTTAAGGTAGGTATACAAGGGGCTACTGATATATATAAGGATTATAAGAATGATGAAATAAACGATCTAAGTAATATGCATATTACTACTTAGAAGTTTAGAAATCTTAGAAGATAGCTTATAACAGATCCACATACTCACGATAGAACATTATTTGGTACATAGGTATCTACAGTTGCTGTATCTAACCTAGTAATGAATAGAGTATATCAGGAAGGTACTAATAATGAAATAACTGGTCAACAAATTAAAGAACAATTATTTGGCACTATTAATGCTATATCTAATAAGGGCTTTAAAGAAGTAAAAGACATGTTCTTATCTGATAATACTCTTGATTATACTAAGGCTTCTAAACAGCTGATAAAAGAAGCTAGAGCATCTAATATGGGTAAAGATATAGAAGAAGCTCTTGAAGTAAATCAAGATGGTACAGACTTTAAAGTACCTTTGTCAGCATTG